GATTCCAAGGAGCAACTGGTGGAACAGGTGGCGGTGGTCAAACTGGTTTCCAAGGTGCAACTGGTGGAACCGGTGGTACTGGATCTGCAGGTAGACAAGGAGCAACGGGTGCAACCGGCGCAAATGGTTCAGGTGGTTTAACTGGTTTCCAAGGTTCAACTGGTGGAACAGGTGGTGGTGGTCAAACTGGTTTCCAAGGAGCAACTGGTGGAACAGGTGGCGGTGGTCAAACTGGTTTCCAAGGTTCTACTGGTGGAACAGGTGGCGGTGGTCAAACTGGTTTCCAAGGTGCAACTGGAGGAAGTGGTAATACTGGTGCCCAAGGTTCTCAAGGTAGACAAGGCGCAACGGGTGCAACGGGATTATCTGGTGCAGGTGGTGCTCCACTCAATTGTACTACGACCGCTCCAATATCAAGTTTCGTTGGATTCTATAACGGCGTACCTGATGATACAGGATATACTGCATGGGGTTGGGTACAGGTAACATGTAGTGGAACTGACGTTTGGTTACCTGCATGGATAGTATAAGGGTATAATAGCTATGAGAATCATAAGATTTATTTGGGCACTGATTAAATATATTTTAATTGGGGAAAGAGTGGATAAGGAAGAATACCAATCCAGACTGGACCTATGTTATTCATGTGAACACTTAAAAAATTCGCAATGCGGAGTGTGTGGGTGTTATGTAAAGAAAAAAGCAAAATGGTCAACCGAAAGTTGTCCTAAAAATAAATGGTAAGTCTATGTGTCAATGTGGTTCTAATGTAACGCCAAAACCGAAGGGATATATTACCCAAGCACAAACGGTTATTAGAAAAATATGGGAAAAATCTCAAACAGAGGAAAAACCTGTAACAATAACTAAAATAAATAAACCATAATCTTTTTAGCTATGTTTACAGAAAAACCTTCATGTATTAAAGAACTTAAGCAGTTAGCTAATTCGTTAACGGCTAGAGACGTTGATTCCGTTGCTTGTATAGCAAAAGTTAAAGAAGTTGTAAACAACGATGGTTTATCAGCTTCACAAAAAATAACAAAACTAAAAGAAATCTGCGAAGACCATGGGAAATGAACAAAATAGCTGGAGCGAATACTCTAGACTCGTAATAGCCGAATTGGAAAGGCTTAATGATGGTATCAGTAAACTTAATATTGATATACAAGATCTTAAGCGAGAAATTGCAGAGCTTAAAGTTAAAGAAGATAACGTAAAGGAACTTAAAAGATGGAAGGATTCTGTTGATGAGGTTACTTCACCTACCCAACTTAGGGATACTATCAAAGATGTGGCTGAACTTAAAACATTTAAAACTCAAGCCATTACTGTTTGGGTTGTTGTACAAATTCTATTTGGTATTGTAATTGCATTACTGAACTACTTCAAATAAGAAGGTTTTACATAATTTTAAAAAAAGGATCTGGACTCTTTCAGATCCTTTTTGTTTTTGTTATATTTGTTTTAAATAAATAAATCAAATAATATGGAAGAGAACTGGTTTAATGCCGATCCTAACGATGGATTTAATCCTGAGGATCATGGAATTGAAATGGACGAAATCGCAAAAATGCATGCAATTGCTGATATGAAAGAATCTCAAATGGAATGGGCCAGAAAACAGGCTGAACGTTTTTATCAAGACTTTGAAAATCTTGATGTAACTAATGCTGTTTCTGCGATCATCAATATGATTAACACTAAAGAATTAGAGGTAAATAAAGTAAACCTTATGTTGGATAACATGATAACAATTTTCCAAGAGACTGAGGATTACGAAAAATGCCATGTATGTTTACAAATTAAAACCAACGTAAATGATAGAATTCGAAGCAACCAACTTTAATGAGCTTGAAGAAGAGGCTCGTCGCCGTGCACATGAAATTTCAGTAGCAACAATTAAAGCTATATGCAAAGGAATTGAAGAAGACGCCGATGTTGTATCTTTAGGCTTTCTCGCAAACCTAAACATGGACATTTCTGTCAAACGTGCAGATTATCGTGAAGCCTTAGAATTAAACATTGATCGTGCAGCCGAAATGGAAGAATTTGAATTATGCACAAAGGCTAGGGACTATATCAAACAACTTAACCAGGAGAAAGAATAAAGGTGCTAGACCCACTTTCAGTTTCTCACTGTATGTATTATAATTAATCTAGTAAATCACACTAGAATGAAGGTTATATTTTTAGACAACGACGGAGTAATTTGCCTTTCTACAGAATGGGGCGGTCGCTATAAGAAATGGTCTAAGTATAGATCTCAAAATCCAAAAAGCAGTCCAAACCTGAAGGATGCTCCGGCAGAAATTCGTTTTGATAACTTTAATAAGAAGGCGGTAGCAATACTTAATTCAATCATTACTGAAACCGGAGCGGATATAGTGGTATCTTCAGATTGGAAGCTTCATGCAACTCTAGAAGAACTAGGTAATTACTATGAGTCACAAGGAATCATTAAAAGACCGATTGCAATAACACCAAATCTTGAAGAGTTCGATTCAGATACTGCATGTTTATTCAATTGGAAAGGTTGGTATGAAAGAAAGCGAATCTTAGAGATTAATAGGTATTTAGAACTTCATCCTGAAATAACCCACTGGGTTGCTGTTGATGATTTGAATATGTCCCCAGAATATAATCAAGGTTATGGATTAGATAATTTTGTATTAACTCCAAAAAGTAGAGAAGGTATCAAACAATGTAGTAAGAGAGAAAAAATCTTATCATATCTGAAACAAAATCAAACGGATTCAATATAAATAGAAAATAATTAAAACTGGCAATTATGAAACTTACCGAGGCCCTAAAAATGAAAAGCACAACTACAGAAAATGGTATGACTACAAATACCACTTCTCTTAACTCTAATGTGGACCTGTTTTTTAAAGCAGGTGCAATGCGTAATGCTGATGAGAATTCAATCATCTCTCTAGTATCTAAGGCATGGGTTGAAGAACCTACTACTTGCCTTCGTATTCTTTTCTGGGCACGCGATATTCGCGGTGGTGCTGGGGAACGTCGTTTCTTTAAAATTGCAATTAAGTATCTTGCTGATAAAGATCCACAAGGAATGGCTGATATTCTTGGTTTAATACCGGAATTTGGTCGTTGGGATGATCTTTTAATCTTTGAAGACACTCACTCTGAAGATTTTGCATTATCTATAATTGATGCTGCACTTACCGATAAGAATGGTTTATGTGCAAAGTGGATGCCTCGTAAAGGATCCTTTGCTGCTAAACTTAGAACCTTCATGGGCTTAAGTCCTAAGGCATATCGTAAATGTTTAGTTGAACTCACTAAAGTAGTAGAAACACAAATGTGTGCTAATGAGTGGGAGAACATCAACTATGAGCACGTACCTTCTCTTGCAATGTCAAGATACGGTAAAGCCTTCGGTAAGCATACACCAGATAAATTTCATGGTTACATTCAGAGTTTACAAAAGGGCGAAGCAAAAATTAATACAGCTGCGGTATATCCTTATGATATAACTAAAGCTTTATTTAAAAATGCTGCAGCTGAAGAACAATGGAAAGCTCTTCCTAATTACCTTGAAGGTAGCACTGAAAGAATCTTACCTTTGGTCGATGTGTCAGGGTCAATGAGTACATCATGTGGCGGTAATCTTACATGTATGGATGTCGCAATTTCTTTAGGATTGTATATCAGCGAGAGAAATGAAGGCCCTTTTAAAGATCATTTTATCACCTTCTCTGCTAAACCAGAATTACAACATTTAACAGGTGATCTTAAAGATCGTTTCCATCAAATGGGTCATGCTGATTGGGGTATGAATACAAATCTCGAAGCTGCATATAAGTTGATTCTTAATCAAGCGGTTAAGCATAGTGTTCCACAAGATGAAATGCCTACACAAATTCTTGTCTTATCAGATATGGAATTTGATGAAGCAACAAGTACTCGTGGCGGATGGTATAATTCAGCCTCGGTTCCCGAGTGGAACCCATCTGCACAAGAAATGGTAAGAACCATGTTTACTGATGCAGGTTATGAAATGCCTAACATTGTGTATTGGAATATTCAATCTCGCGGTGAAAATGTACCGGTTAGATTTGATGAACAAGGTACTGCACTCATCAGTGGATTCTCTCCATCTATTATGACATCATTATTAAGTGGAGCAACCATGACACCGGTAGGTATAATGATGGAAACGATCGGTAAAGAAAGATATTCTTGTATCAAATATGAAACAAACCATTAAGGTTTAAGTATAAAACTAAAGGGATAATTACTGCAACTTTTTCTAGCCAAATATTAGACAAAACCATTATCCCGTAATTATTAGGATCGTTACTGCAAATTCAACAGATCTATACAATTAAACAAATCTCAACCACGATCCTGTTGGCGGCCTCCGGGCCGCCTTTTTTATCATAAAGTTGTAAACAATGGATTGTTAATAACTTTTTTCACTCTGGGGAGAAAAAAGTTGGCGAAAAATTTTTTTTTCCCAAAAATTTGTATTATATTTATATTATATTTAAAACAACGGAAAAATGGAAACTCAATTCTACAAACAAATCGGTAAAGTTAAAAACTCGGAAGATCTCGTATTAGGTAATCTTCGATTGGTGGTGCATTTGGCTAAAAAGTATCAAGGTATGGGAATTTCCTTAGAGGATCTAATCCACGAAGGTACAATCGGTTTATGCCAAGCCCGCGATAAATACGATCCTGAAAAAGGTAAATTTTCTACATATGCTGCACAATGGATTAAGGCTACAATTCGTCAAGCCTTAAACAACAAAAGCCGTATGATCCGCGTACCTGCACACCGCACTCACCTTACTGAAGAAGCACCTAAGGTAAGCCAATTGGATGCTTCTTACCAAGGTTCATATATTTCTCAAACTGAAATCAAACATGAAGAGGACCACATGGATCGCAAAATCAAAATGTTACTCAGTAAGCTTAAGCCTAACCAACAAGAAATCATTAAAATGAAATTTGGTATCGGTTACGATGAGGAAATGAAAACTACTGATATCGCAAAAGAATTAGGCTTAACTGTTCAAGCAGTAAATGGTAATATTCGTAACGCATTAAAACTTATGCAAAATGCATAATAAACTAACACTGTACTGTCAGTCTCTGGAACCCTTACTAATATGGGTTTCAGAGAACCCTGACGATAAAGACGTAAAGTATATGATAACTAGGATCATAAGAATGTCATTAGATGATCCTACTGTATTTGGTAAACCCTTTATGTATTCGTTAGGTGCACTAAATGAAGCAAACAATAGATCATTACCTGATGCTGAACACCGTCTGCAATGGACACGTTGGAAATCACAGGATCACAAAGGAGGGTTACAAGAAGAGAACCGAAAGGGTGGGGTATTCCACCAAGAACATATTACTCCGGTATCTCAAATTGCAAAAATGATGTATGAACTTAAAGATATCAATGTGGAATCAATCAAAACGATTCTCATAGATAATTTTAAAGTTGCATGGATACTTAAATCTGAGCAAAAAATCCTGGACTCTGTTAATCGTAGCGGAATCCGTACTCCTGAATTTTTAACCGCAATTGGAATTTACATAAAAGACTTTAACTGTTAACATATGCCTGAATTAGCTGAACTTAGATTGACTGCAGATTATATCAATAAATCAGTCAATGGATTATCATTTGTAAGTATTGTAAAGAACCCTGTTCATAAGGGTAAAGATATCACTGTCCCTTATAGAAAATTTTATGTAAGCGCAGAAAGTCAAGGAAAGGAACTTATGCTGACNATACGAGATAAGTATTCNGAAGACAGTATGAAGCTATTAATGACAATGGGAATGAGTGGGCGTTTTAAACTTACTAACACAGCAGACGAACCTAAGCATTCCCACTTAATGTTTTATACCGATGATGGTACAACATTATCATTCGTTGATGTAAGACGGTTTGGTAAATGGAAATGGGTTACTGATTGGTCAGCCAATCGTGGACCTGATCCTACTAAAGACTTTGAAAAATTCCGTCGTAATATTTATGATGTAGGTTTTTCCACACCACTATTTGAACAGCCTATTCACGTAGTACTAATGAATCAAAAATATTTTAATGGGATAGGAAATTATCTGAGGGCAGAAATTTTGTACAGAGTAAATGTTCATCCAATGACTCGTGCTAGGTTGGCACTTCTCCGTGCTCCTGAAATCTTTGATCTATGTAGAGACATTCCACTACAAGCATATGCTTTAGGTGGAGGACAACTTAAAGATTGGGAAAACCCATTTGAAAATGATCCTGAACCGTTTCGTAAATTTATAAGATGTTATGGCAATCCTACTATGAAAAGGGTAAGAGACAAGAACGGCCGTATGTTTTGGTATGATCCAAAATGGGATGAACAAGTTCCTTTCTAAATCTATAAACTAAGTAAGAAAAAGCCATATAAAAATAAACTTAAATATGGCTAATACAGATAACAAATGTAAAGACTTAGAAGTAAGAGATTACTTTACGGAGAATGGTTACGAACATTCAAAAAATTCATTAGAAGATCTTTATTCACTTCAAGCCCAAACTCAAGATATGTACTTTAAGAAACAGGGTCGCAAACCTTTTTCTGATTTTACTATCGGTGATGTGGTGGATTTTCTTATGATAACTAATCATGCAATTATTGATGAACTCCATGAAATGATGGATGCCGTAGGTGGTATCGAAGACGGTGTTGGTAACGCTGCATGGAAACCTTGGAAATCTACAAACCCGGAAGTACGTAAAAAGAAACTATCCGACCTTACTGAAGGTGATATTAAGGAACTTAAAATGGAATGGATTGATGTAATGCATTTTGTATTTAATGCAGGATTGGCCATCGGAGTTACTCCTAAAGAGTTCTATAATTATTACTTAAGTAAAAATGAAGAAAACTGGGATAGACAGAAAAACAATTACTAATAAGTTCTATATAAAAATAAACTATGCTTTTAGACATTACGCAAGAAGAGAGGACCTTATGGGTATCATATTATAATCTGGAAGGTAAAACCAGATTTAAGACATATGAGTTAACATCAGAGGATATGTTTAATTGGCAAGTATGTGATCCTTCAGATAAGGATGCAAGTAAAAAGTTCAAAAACTGGGATGGCCGCTCAATTAAGAGGGTAAGATCTAAATTCTTAAACAAGTATCGCTTGATGGAATATGTTGAAAACTTACCTTATACTGATAAAAATCTAATCTTTGGATATGATTTTCCTAAAACATATTTTATAGATATTGAGGTTGAGGTTACTGATTCATTCCCAGAACCATCAAAGGCGCAAAACCCGGTAACAACTATATGTATAGTTACACCAGAAAGACAATGTATTGTTTTAGCCACTAAAGATTTAGATAAGCCTACTCAATCAAAAATTCAAAAACAGATTGATGAACATTTTAAAGATATCGATGATGATTTTTCATTCTCATTTAAATGTTTCAAATCTGAATATGATATGTTGTATACTTTCTTGGATTCTTTTGTTAAGAAGTTTCCAATGATGACTGGGTGGAATTTCGTAAAGTTTGACTGGGCATACATTTTAAACCGAAGTAAAAAATTAGGTATAGATCCAGGCATATCTTCACCATTAGGTAGAACATTCGGTGGTAATGAATTCCCTTGCCATGTAGGTGTAATGGATTATTTAGATATCTATGCAAAGTGGGATAGGACAATTGATATCAAAGAAGACTTTAAACTTGATACTGTAGGTGAAGCTGTTGTAGGAATTAAGAAGGTTAAGTATGAAGGAACAATCCAAGATATGTATGAAAAGGATTATACTAAGTATGTATTCTATAACGTAATTGATACTGCTTTGGTTTATCTAATTCATCAAAAAATCAAAACGATGGATATTGCATTAACCATTGCCCATATGAGTCAAATCAGTATCTTTAAAGCAGCCTCACCAGTTGCAATTACAGAAGCTCTTTTATGTAGAGAATTCCTAAGCCGTGATTTAATTATGGCAACTGACCCTAAGGCACCACCAGTTAAACGAGAACAGTATGAAGGAGCCTTTGTTAAAGAACCTATAACCGGTATGCATAGTGCGGTCGCATGTTTTGACTTTGCTTCTCTATATCCATCTGTTATGAGACAAATGAACGTATCACCTGAAAGTTTTATTAAGAAGGTTGATCCGGATAAAAGAGATAAAGAAAAATCTGAAAAGACTATTGTATCTGTTACTGGCGCCGTATATGATACTGAACGATCAATTCTTAAAGATGTTCTAACTCGTTTGTATTCTCAACGTAGAGAATATAAAAAGAAATCATTTGAACTTCAACAAAAAGCATATCAAATTGAACAGGAGATAAAAAATTCTTAATAACACAATGTGAATGTTTTTAAGAAAAATAAATAAACAACAAATATATCAATGCAACTGCGGTTGCATATTTAGTCAAATAAAAAAAGCAAAAAATATCTATGAATAAATTATTTACCGAGAGGGTTCACTATAAGCCTTTTGAATTTCCAGAGTACTATTTAGAAGGCTGGTTACCACAGGCACAGGCGTTTTGGTTACACACAGAGATTCCAATGCAAGGGGATATGAAAGATTGGAATGAATTTTTAACGCCATCAGAAAAGAACCTAGTTGGAAATATTCTATTAGGCTTTGCACAAACTGAATGTGCAGTTTCTGATTATTGGACTACAATGGTTACTAAATGGTTTCCTAAACATGAAATCAGACAAATGGCAATGATGTTTGGATCTCAAGAAACTATCCATGCAACTGCATATTCTTATCTTAATGAAACTTTAGGATTAGAAGACTTTGAAGCATTTTTACATGAACCTTCAATTGCAGATCGTTTTGAATTTTTAATGAAGACTTCTTTAGATTATACATATAAAGACCTCCAAACAAATACAACTGCAAGAATTGAAGTTGCAAGATCTCTCGCAATATTTTCTGCATTTGCCGAAGGTGTTTCTTTATATAGTTCTTTCGCTGTTCTTTATTCGTTTCAATTAAGAAACCTTCTTAAAGGTATAGGACAACAAATGAAATGGTCCGTTAGAGACGAATCTCTACATTCAAAAATGGGTTGTAAATTATTCCGCCACATGTGTGAAGAATACCCAGAATTAAAAGAACAAGTTCAGTATGCTGTTGAAGAAGCTGCAACATTAATGGTTGAAATGGAACATAAGTACATTGATAAAATCTTTGAACAAGGTGATCTTGAAAACCTTAAGGCAAATGATCTTAAGAACTTTATCTATAAAAGAGCTAACGAAAAGCTTGAAGAATTAGGTTATCTTCCAATATTTAATTATGACGAAGATAGTGCGAGTAATCTTGATTGGTTCTATCATTTAACAGGTGGTCATACTCATACTGACTTCTTTGCAATCAGACCTACTGATTATTCAAAGGCAGGTGAAGGTGATGACTGGGATGATATTTGGGGATAACATTAACAAAAATAAGATATGACAGACATAGACAAAATAGCAGAAGAATTAAAATGGGAACGAGGCGTTGATTATCCTGCGTGGGGTCACACTGATGTTTACCTAAGAACAATTTCAAAAGGGTATTGTTTACCACATGAAACACCAAGAGACGCATATTGGAGAGTATGTACAACCGTAGCAAATCGTTTAAAGAAACCTGAATTAGCAAAAAGATTTTTTGAATACGTTTGGAACGGTTGGCTAAATCTTGCCACACCAGTATTATCTAATACAGGAACCGAAAGAGGTTTACCTATTAGTTGTTTTGGTATTGATGTAGGAGATTCAATTCAAGAAATTGGACAAAAGAATCTTGAATTAATGTTATTAGCAAAGCATGGTGGTGGTGTAGGAATATGCCATAATCAGATTAGACCTGCAGGTTCACCTATTACCGATAACGGTACAAGTGACGGTGTAGTTCCTTTCATTAAGATTAATGATTCAACTATTCTTGCAACTAATCAAGGAGCAGTTAGACGTGGAGCTTCAAGTTCAAACTTAAGTATTGAACATGGAGATTTTTGGGAATGGTTAGAAATTCGTGAACCTAAAGGCGATATTAATCGTCAATGTTTAAATATGAACCAATGTGTTATTGTTGGCGATAAGTTCATGAGGAAGATCGAAGAAGGTGATACTGAAGCTCGTCGTCGATATGCAGCAGTGTTACAAAAGAGAAGACAAACTGGGCAACCTTACATTATGTATCGTGGTAATGTAAATAAGCAAAACCCAGATGCATATAAGAAAAATGGTCTAAAAATATTTATGACCAACATATGTTCAGAGATTACTTTATTTAGCGATGAAAACCACTCATTCGTTTGTTGCTTATCATCTCTTAACCTTGCTAAATATGATGAATGGAAAAATACAAATCTTATCTATGATTCTATTTGGTTCCTAGATGGCGTACTTGAAGAATTTATTCAAAAGGCAAAAGGAATGCGTGGATTTGAAAACTCAGTAAGAACCGCAGAGAAAGGTCGTGCATTAGGTTTAGGGGTTTTAGGATGGCATACATATTTACAACAAAGAGGTATTTCGTTTGAAGGACTTCATGCTCAATTTGAAACACGAAACATATTTAGCCAAATTAAAATTGAAAGCGAACGTGCCAGCCGCGCATTAGCAGAAGCTTACGGTGAACCTCTTTGGTGTAGAGACACAGGATTTAGAAATACCCATCTTAGAGCAGTTGCACCAACGGTATCTAATTCAAAATTGGCAGGTGGAGTTTCTGCCGGTATTGAACCTATTCCTGCAAATGTATGGACGGATCAATCGGCAAAAGGTACTTTTATTCGTAAGAACCCAGTACTTGAACAATGTCTTGCTGAAATTGGTCATGATAATAAAAAGGTATGGGATAAAATTTTAGCAGACGGTGGATCTGTACAAGATCTTAAATTCTTAGATGAATGGTGTTTCGTTAGAGGTAAAATTACTAAAGTAAAGGACGTACCTGAATTTGAATCTCCGGTACCTTTTAAAGATGTATTTAAAACCTTTAAGGAAATTAATCAACTGGATCTAGTTAAACAGGCAGGTATTCGTCAACAATATATCGACCAATCAGTTTCTTTAAATCTTGCATTTCCAAAAGAAGCTTCACCTAAGTGGATTAATCAAGTTCACATGGAAGCATGGAAACAAGGCATTAAGACTCTTTACTATATGAGAACGGAATCTGTTCTTAGAGGAGATATTGCAGCAAAAGCAATGGATCCTGATTGTTTAAGTTGTGACGGTTAAAAATAATTTATGAAAACATACATTCTAGGACCATGTTCATTGGAGAGTGAAGAAGTTACAAAAAAAGTAATAGACGAACTATTTCCTATAATGGTCGGTAAAAATTGGTACTTTAAAGGATCATTTGATAAAGCTAACCGGACTTCTATCTATTCTGATAGAGGTCCTGGTTTGCAAGAAGGTAAAGAAATCTTTGCTTGGGTAAAGAATAATTATCCTGGCATTAAAACTGTAACGGATATTCATGAACCTTGGCAAGCTAAAGAGCTACACCATTTAATTGATATGGTTCAAATACCTGCATTTCTTTGTAGACAAACTGATCTTATTGTTGAAGCTGCAACTTGGTTTAATGAAATCAATGTAAAGAAAGGCCAATGGTTAGCACCACAGGCAATGGAACATGTTGTAGCTAAAATTAAAGAAGTTAATCCTAACTGTAAGGTTTACATTACAGAAAGAGGTACTTCATTAGGTTATAGCGGTCTTATTCCAGATTTTAGAGCAGTTGATATTCTTAAATCATTTTCTGATGGAGTTATACTTGACTGTACTCATTCAACTCAAAAACCTAAAGGCGACACTACTGGTGGAGATCGTGAATTGGCTAAGAAGTATGCTCTTGCTGCAAAGATCTTTGAATATGATGGTGTATTTATTGAAACGCATCCTGATCCAAATAACGCAATATCAGATGCTGATAGTCAAGTAGAATTAGACTGGGTAAGAGCACAGATAAATAATATATGAAAACCAAACAATCTGCTGGTCTTGCAATCATTTATAATGGACTAATTTTATTAGGTCATACTACTGGTCGTGGTTGGTACTCCTCCTATGGTATACCAAAGGGTGGTATTGAAGATGGTGAAGATAAGATGTCAGCTGCAATTAGAGAAACCCTTGAAGAAGTTGGAATTAAGGTACCAAGAAATCTAATTGATCCAACTGAACATACATTTGCAGTAACATCAAGAGATCATAAATATAACAAGACGGTTTACTATTACATAGTTAAGATTGAAAAACTTTCACAGATTGGGGTTAAGGAACTTAAATTACCGAAATCACAATTACAAGTTGAAGAAATAGATTGGGCAGGTTTTTTAGATTATAATGAGGCATCAAAACGTATTATGAAATCCCAGTTAACCGTACTTAATAACCTAAAGAATATGGGTTTACTTGAGTCGCACCTTCTAAATTATGAACAATTTACTAAAAGAAATAAATTATAATGATCTCTTAGAACGAGATCCAATTAACACTGACCTCAAAAACATTGAGAGATTCGTAAAAGGCAAACGAGTTTTAGTAACTGGTGGCTGTGGATCTATAGGCAGTGAAATTGTACGACAACTTGTAGCATTTAAGGCATCATCAATAATTGTTTATGATAATGCTGAAAGCCCACTTTTTTATTTAGAACAAGAAATATCAAAGATTAGCAAAGATGTACATATAAGATACATTATTGGTGATGTTAGAGATCGTGGCCGCTTAGATGAAATCTTTGAAAGTTTTAAACCTAATGTTGTTTATCATGCAGCTGCATATAAACACGTTCCTATGATGGAAGGTAATCCTATTGAAGCCATAAAAACAAATGTATTAGGAACTAAGAATGTAGCTGACACTGCATGTTTTCATGGAGTTGAAACCTTTGTAATGGTATCAACCGATAAGGCGGTTAACCCTACAAATATAATGGGTGCTACTAAAAGGATTGCTGAAATCTATACACAATTTCTTAATAAGAATTATTCAACTTCATTTATTACAACACGATTCGGTAATGTATTAGGATCGCAAGGTTCTGTTGTACCTACCTTTGTTGAACAAATTTTAAGTGGTGGTCCTGTTAGTGTTACTCATACTAATGTAATTCGTTATTTTATGACAATACCTGAAGCATGCCAACTTGTTTTACAGGCCTCTTCATTAGGTAATGGTGGTGAAATATTTTTATTTGATATGGGTAATCCAGTAAAGATATATGATCTTGCTCAAAAGCTAATTAAAATATTAGATAAGCCTGATGTTGAAATACAAATAATAGGATTAAGACCAGGAGAAAAACTTTATGAAGAATTACTATGTAATGGTGAAAACAGTATTTCTACCGATGATCCTAACATTATGAAACTTAAACATACCGAAATTGATTTTAATAGAGTTATGCCTGATATTGAAAGATTAACTAAGTTAAGACATAACGACTTTTATAAAATTATATCACTTGTAAAAAACATTGTTCCTGAATTTAAACGAGAATCAGATATATGATAAACATTTATGGAAAAGGCGGACATGCAAGAATGATTGCATCCCTTACTGAAGAAACCGTTTCTTTTTATGATGACACCGATTATTTTAACGCCAAAGATCTACTTTGGATTATTGGTGTAGGAAACAACATCGATAGAAAAAAAGTTGCAGAACGACTAATTGGTTCAGATTTTGTAAACATAGATCTAGGGACCTATGTAGCATCCGATGTTATTATGGGAGAAGGTGTTCTTATTGCTCCAGGCGCAGTTATACAAAATACAGTTACTCTAGGTAATCATGTAATTATAAATACATCTGCGTCGGTTGATCATGATTGTGAAATTGGTGATTATTGTCATATAGCTCCAAATACTACATTATGTGGAGCCGTTAAAATTGGAGCAGGTACCTTAATTGGTGCAGGTTCGGTTGTTTTACCATGTATTGAAATCGGGGAAAACTGTATCATTGGAGCTGGTAGTGTTGTAACAAAAAACATTCCTAGTAATTCAAAAGCATACGGAAATCCTGCAAAAATAAAATAGTATGAAAAGAATTTATTTATCTCCGCCTCACATGTCAGGTAAAGAACTTGACTATATAAAAGAGGCATTTGACGAAAATTGGATAGCACCAGTAGGACCAGCTTTAACTAAGTTTGAACAAATGGTTGCTGATTATGTTGGTAGTAAATATGCAATTGCCGTTACCTCTGGTACTGCAGGGCTACATTTAGCATTAAGGGCTTTAGGTGTAGGCGAAGGTGACTATGTTATATGTTCATCGCTAACCTTTGCTGGTACCGTCAATCCAATCAAATATCTTGGTGCTAATGCGGTGTATATCGACTCTGATCCATTATATTGGAACATGGATCCAATCCTTTTAGAAACCGCTATAATTAATCTACCTGAAAAACCAAAGGCTATAATACCTGTACATATATTTGGTGTACCTTGTCAAATGGATCAAATTATGGCAATCGCAGAATCTTATGGAATTCCGGTTATTGAAGATGCCGCCGAAAGCTTAGGATCTATTTTTGAAGGTAAACATACTGGTGCATTTGGTAAAATTGGCGTATATTCTTTTAATGGAAATAAGTTACTTACTACATCAGGTGGCGGTATGATTGTAACTGACGATAAAGAAATGGCAGATTATATGAGATTCCTTTCAACACAAGCAAAGGATCCACTTCCATACTATTGGCATACTGACATCGGTTATAATTATCGCCTAAGCAATATTCTTGCTGCTATCGGTATTGGTCAAATGGAAGTCATTGAAGATAGAATAGAATCAACCAGAAATATCAATGAAATTTATCAGAAGGAACTCGGTGAATTCTTTTTAAGTTTTCAATTAGAAAGAGATAATGATAGATCAAATCGTTGGTTAAGTTGTGCTTTATTAAAACCTGAACATAATCCACAAGATCTTATAGATCACTTAGAAAAATCTAACATTGAATCACGTAGAATTTGGTGTCCTATTCATATACAGCCTGCATATACACCTGCTCGTAAATATATAAATGGAACATCTGAAACTCTGTTTGATCGCGGCATTTGTTTACCTTCAGGTACAAGTATGACCGATGATGATATTACCAGAGTCATTGATGAAATAAAAAAATTCTTTAAGAAATGAAAGTAATTTCATACGATGATTTTTTATTAGTAGAAAAGTATATGGGTCCTAATTTTGAGATCCTATTAGAAAAAAATCTTACTAATGAAATTGATAATAAGATTAAGTTTGGTATAGTAATGCCAACTCATAAGATCTCGGATGGCGGGGCGCAAAAAGGTAGAGAAAAGTATATGAATACTCCTAACCTTTTAAAAGATTCTTTAGGATCTATAAAAGATCAAAAGTATGACAATTATGTAGTATATCTTGTTGGTGATGCATATGATGGTGATGATGAAATCAAAACCGTAATGGAAGAAATTATCCCAAAAGGTAAACTTAAGTACCATAACCTATCATCTCCTGGTGAAAGGAATAAAGGATTTAATAAAGAACAATTTAGATACACTGCTGGTTGTGGCGCAATGAACAAAGGTTTACAGATGGCAAAGAGTGACGGTTGTGATTATATTGTAAGAATAGATCATGATGATAAATGGAGTCCTGATCACCTTGAGCTTTTAGCAAAGGCGTATACACAATATCCAGAATTGGCATATGTATTTACAAGAAGCCGTAAAAAGGTTGATGCAATGAACAGTTCTAAAAAATACATGTATCAACCAAGAGAAGAAAGACATACCACAACAATTGAACCTAATAACTTAGGATTTACTTACGGTGAGGTTAGTCATTCAGCTGTAAGTTGGAGACCAAGTATGATTGGTGATATTAGATATCGTGATGCAGATGATCAATCAAAATCAGAACCTAAAAACCCAATGAATAAAACAATGCCGGCGGATGCTGATATGTTTAAACGAATGATGGGTATTATCAAAGACAAAGGTCATAAATATATGTATGTCCCTAGATTAACCAGTTTTTATCGTAATCGTAAAGGCAAATTTTAAAAAACTACTTATAGGGTGAATATATAAACTATAATTAATTAAAACTAAAACTTATGGAAAAATTTAATGAAATCAAATCTATCGTAGAATCTGTATCTGGTGATGTAGAAAAATTCTATGAAAAAGGAAACAAAGCTGCTGCGGTAAGAATTCGTAAAGCAATGCAAGATATTAAAAACCTTGCTCAAGAATTAAGAGTTCACGTACAAGAGACTAAGAATAATCTTTAATTCATTTACCTCATTTCCCTCCCTGGGCGCTACCCTCGGATCTAAGGACCACTGAAAAGTGGTCCTTTTCTTTTTAAAAAAGTCCTATTTTACTTAAAACCTTTTTTAATTTCTTTGTATAATAATAAATCAAAGAAAACATGGAAAAGTGCTTAATTATGGATTTTGACGATACATTGGTCAAAACGATTGATGTACATGCAGATTCATGGAAGCATGCATTAGAACGTGTACTTGACAGAGAGATTCCAATTGAAAGTATACATGCTGACATTAACTACGGTATGGATATTTTATTAAAAAAGTATCAACTTACCGAAAAGGAATCTAAACTTGCACAAAGGTACAAAAAAGAAATTTTTGCAAAAAACATCCATAAAACTCGAGTAAATGAATTGCTTCTATATCTTATAGAGAATAGAGTTTTTGAACATTATATTATAGCATCTAATTCATCTAGGGAAAACATTGATAAAATCATGTCATATCATGAAATTGATCCTAATATGTTTTCATTAATCTTATCAAGAGATGATGTATCCGAGAAGAAACCTCATCCTGAGATGGGTCAAATAATTTTTGAAAAGTACGCTGACATATATAATACAAACAACTACCTTATGATAGGTGACTCTGAGGTGGATTTAACATTTGCTCGTAAACTTGATATTAAATGCATAATAGTAAACTTTTAGTTGGAAACAGTGGAGATAAGGTTTATCTTCATGAAAATTATGTTATAAAGGAAGCAGGAGTTTATCCTGAAAAATTTAAACAACAAATGGAATGGTTACAAAATTGTAATCATCCTAACTTTATTAAGATTGAACCGATTGGATCTCATTCATATAAAATGAAAAAATATCCAACATGGTTTGATAAAATTACAGAACAGACTACTACACAATCTATTGATCAATTGAATAACCTAATTTCAATTGTTAATGGATTTGATGGTTATGGTAAAGATGTTGATACTCGTTCGTATCTTGATAAATTGGAAATGAGAACCGGTTACAAATATGAAGGTAACCTTAATGCAGCATCACAGTGGGGTTTTGTACACGGCGATTTAACAATAAGTAATATTCTGTATGATAAAGATTTTATCTTTATTGATCCTAGAGGAACTGAGGAGCAAGACTATTATGATTTTGGTAAATTAATGCAATCCTTCGTTATGAAGTATGAAGCCCATATATACAATAACTGGAATGACAAATACATTAAATTTTGTACTGAGGCAGAAAAAATAATGTATGAATGGTATGATCCATATCTTTTAAAATTCTATTTAGCGGTTCATCTTTTAGGAGCTGTTCCATTTTTTGAATTGAATGAAAGATATGAACTCGCCGGTTCATTCCTTAAAAAGGGACACGAATTATTTGATGAATTAGAAATTAAGTACGAAAAATGAGTAGAGTAAAAAAGGCAATTATCCTGGCAGCCGGTAAATCAACCAGGTACGGATCCAATAAACTGATTGATCCTATTATGGGTAAATCAACAGTTCAGTACTGTATTGAATTCTGTATTGAAAATGGAATTGAGGATGCTTATATAACAATAAGTAAGTCTGACTTCTTTTTTAAGAATAGTTTAAAACTATCTCATCCTATTATTGAAAGTTTATCTCAATATAAAGATAAGATTAATATTTACTATGAATTCCAGAAAGATGATGAGTATGGTCCTGGTGCTGCTATTAAAGCATGGGAAGGTGTATTCTATGAACCTTTCTTATGTTTATTTGGCGATAACTTTTATCGAGGTAACATCGGTTTAGAATATCATGATCCTAAGAAAAGTGTAATCACATATAGAGATTATGAAACCCGTGCAAGGAATCTACAATTAGCAACAATACTTGAAAATGTCGTGGTAGAAAAACCTCACGGTGTTGTAAGCGGAAGATACTTCTGTGGTTATATGGTTTTTGCCAAAGAAGCATTTGATAATTTAAGTAGCATCAAATTATCAAACCGTAATGAATATGAAATTACCCATCTTATTAATTCAATGAATAATTTAGAAATTCAACATCTTGATATTGATTGGTATGATTTAACATATGAACATGATAAACAAGTAATAGAAGAAATAATTAAAAACTCTTAGTATGAAATCTATTTGGTATGAAAGATTACTGCACTTATTCGCAGGGATCGCAATTGGCTATTTAATTTTTAATGTATTATGAAAGACAACGTAAAACGAGTAGGCTTTTTTAAACTTGGCAAGGCAATTAAGTTTAATGAAAACAGTTGGAATGCAATCGGTGGTGATTGCGAACCTAAACAATTAATCTGTGCAATCGCGCAGAGGAATCCTAATGTTGAATATTGGTTACTAAGTCCAAATGATTTAGGTAAGGTAAGGGCTAAAGAGAAGCCTAAAGCCGCTCCTTTATTTGGGCCTGTATCAGATGCACCATCTGCTATCCCATCAAACATTAAGGAATTCCATTCTAAAATGGATGAAAGAAAATCAACTGATGAAACAGTTGAAACTATTAAGTCTCTTAATCTAGATTTTATCTTCTTTTATACCGGTCCTGCAAGTACTGTTAATATTGAAAACTTTATTAATAAAGTTGATGGAACTGGTACTGTTAAGTCATTGGACTTTTTTAAATATTATGCAGCGCCAATCATTAAGGCTTTGAATGAAATGCCTAAGACGCCGATTGTTGGTCTTCTTGTAGATAACCGATTTGTACTTGCTGCAAAGGATTATCAGGCTCATAACCGACCTACATATTATTTGGCACAAAATAACTTTGAATTGGACGAAGAGTATTTTTGTAATCCACCTTTAAGAGAAACTGCAAAGATCCACTCTACTTTTGAATATTCTGGAATTGAAACGGTATTCCTTTTAGATAAGAAACGCTATAAAGTGGATGATCTGTTTAATATGAAAAAGACCAATTCATTTATGATGCTACAGAATCAAGGTAAAGGATCAGGTGGAATGGATCGTTGGGAACCTGTTAAAAAGTACATTGTAGAAAATGGAGTACAAACCGACGTCTATGGTAAATGGGATGATGAGTTAATCGCGCAATATCCTAATTACTTTAAAGGTGAAATGCGTATTGAATCCTTATCTGAAGAGTTGTTAAAAACGAAATACACATTCTGTATTCCTATTAAAGAGGGTATGGTCACCTCTAAGTATGCAGAAATGTTGCACTATGGTATTATACCTTTCTTGCATCCGTCTTACGATACACAATTTAATGTATTCCCAGAAGGACACTTTATTCGTTGTAAATCACCAGAAGATCTTAAAAAGAAAATTAATTTTTTAAATGAAAACCCAGAGCAGTATAAGAAACTCTTCTACTCATTACAGGAAAAATATTTAAAAGATTCATATTATACAGGCGAACATGTTGATAACAAAATATGGGAAGCCTATGAAAAAGTAACTACTAAAGAAACCGCTAATGTATAACACAGAAACTAAAATCCTAATTACAGGTGGTGCCGGATTTGTTGGTACCAATTTTATTAATGACCTTCTTAATCGAGGTCATAACCCAGACTGTATCGCAGTTGTTGATAATCTTTCACATGGTACTTACTTACCACAAGTACATGACAAGATTAAAAACTTTCATAATGAAGATATTAGAAATGAATATGTAAAGACAATCATTACAGAATTTAAACCTGAATACATTTATCATTTTGCAGGTCTTGTATCAATTTATGACTGCCATGCAAATCCATATGAAGCGGTTGATAATAATATCCTAGGAAGTATTAATATTCTTGATGCTGCTGCCGAAGCAAAAGTTAAAAGAGTTATCTTTAGTGAAACATCTGCGGTTTATGAAAACTGTGAAATGCCTGAATCTGGATTTAATGAAACACAATCAGATCCTACAACAATTTATTCTACTACAAAGGCATGCTTAGCCTTAATTGCAGAATCATATTCACGTACAAAGGGTGTAAATTATACTGCTCTTAGATATTTTAATGTAGCAGGTCCTTTACAGGATTATAATAGAACAGTACCTCCGGTATTTGCAGGATTTATCATTCGCTTAATGGGTGGTAATAATCCTATCATATTCGGTGATCCAATGAAAGCACGAGATTATATCGACGTAGATGATGTAAACGCATTTCATATGTTATGTATGGAAAATGAATCAACTGCAAACCAAACATTTAATCTTGGCACAGGAAACATGACAACTTTAAATGATCTTAAAGATATCATTGGTAATGTTATGGGAATCCAAAATGTAGAGTATGATCAATATAATGCAATCGCAGGAGAAGCATTAAATATCCGCGCTGATATCTCTAAAGCTAAATCAACTGGATGGGAACCTAAGAAAAGTATGGTAGATACTATTAAGGAAACTATTACTTATTTAGAAGAAGAGGTTAAAAAAGGCAACATCAATCCTTTAACATTTATGAAGGATCTTAAAATAGAAAAAATATGAGTAAAGAAATAAAATGGGGAACTATAATTCCTCTTATCGGCGGGAGTGCTATTGGGTGTTCGCGTTCAGCTGAAAGCAAACCTTCATTCCATTTAAGTTATGAAGCTTTTGCTGCGAATGAAAGCCATATAGAAAGATACTGGGAAGGGATTCCAATGTATCGCCTTGATGCGCCTGATATTGAAATACCTTCATCTACCTTTGAAGAGATTGATTATGTAAATTCTGTTTGCCCATGTGCAGGTTTGAGTCTTCTTAATTCTGCTAGAGGTAGTGAAGCTTCTCGAGGATCTGATGCTGTTCAGAACAAATGGATGTATGAATCATCAGAATATATTCTTGAACATGTAAAACCAAAAGTTCTTTGGGGTGAAAATGCACCAGGTCTTTTTACTAAAATGGGAGAAGGGGTGGTTACTCGTCTTAGACAAATTGCAGAAAAACATGGATATAGTTTTTCTCTAATTAAAACAAATACTGAGTTACATGGAATTCCACAGAGAAGAATCCGTACGTTTTACTTCTTTTGGAATACCCCAACGGTACCTATGTTAAATTGGAAGTTTAGAGAAAAGAAAAGCCTTTTAGAATATCTTAATGAAATTCCAAAGGATGCTACATTACAGGATATGTTTATGGTTGAAGGTAAAGTAACTGACCACTTCCGACCTTATGAATATGTATTAGAACGAGAAGGGTTAAACCACGCCGAATTCTCTAAGAAATTCCAAAAAGGAACTATCGCGCAATACTTTGATGAACATAAACTAATCGACGATTGTATCGAATGGTTAAGAGTAAAATATCCAAAGGAAGGTTTTTCTAACAAAAAGAGTACAAAGACATTCATTGATATGTTAGAACATCAAAAAGCTAAAGTAGATGATGGTAAGGGTTATTGGGATGCATCTCCACATTTCTTTCATGATTCTTTTTCTGCCCTGATTGGTAGAAATATGTTTAATGGGGTACACCCTGTTGAAAACCGTTACTTAAATGTACGTGAAATGCTTCATCTTATGGGAATGCCTCATGATTTTGAAATTCAAGATTCACGTCACATTAACCATATTGCACAAAATGTACCAGTTAGAACTGCACAGGATATGGCTGATGAGGTTAAGAAGTTTTGCCAAGGCGAATTAAAAATGACTCCTTATAAATTTATGAAACAGGATAACACTGTTCAGAAAGTAATTGAAGCTGATGAACTTCATAAGGAGGTAAAGAAAAATTACAAAGTAAACAGTATAATATGAAAAAGACAAATGCATTAGTTATAGGTGTATCTAATCTTGAATTTGTAAATATTCTATTGTCCTATTATCCAAAAGGATTAAAAGAAACTTTTGATGTTTATCTTTTTATTGATAAGAAAAAGGTTACGATTGATCAAGTAAAGGAAGTTATAAGTAATCATGACGTTGAGTTATTCAATAATGCTACTTATGTATTAATTAGTGATGTTTATGATCACTATACTCAAAAACATGGATATGAAGGCAAGGCTAAGGATATGCTATATAATCAAGGATGTATTTTTAAAATTCTTGCACCTACCTATCTTAAAGAAAAATATGGAGTAACCAGAGTTTACACATCAGATGATGATGTTTTCATATTTAATGATTTAAGTTATATGTTTGAAAAGTATAAAGGATTTGCCATTAAAAAGGAAAATCTATTTAACTTTAAGAATAAAGATAAGTATGAAGTACTTGCCGCATATAATGAAATTTTTGGTACTAACTTTAGTTTGGATCAAATGAATTCATTATCTGTTAATGCAGGCAATGTTATTTATGGCGATGATCCAGATATGGAAGAGTACGTTAGAAGATTTATAAATCATCCAATGGTTCATCACTTATATTATGATTTTGACGGTTATGTAAGTTGGACTATTGAACAAAGATGGCAACATTTTAATCTACATAGATTAATAGCAGAAGGTAAACCTGCTGACTTATTAGAAAGTAAAGATCTTCGTCTCATGCAAAATGTAGATAAAGATGCACTACGAGATAACATCCAACCAATTTATCTTAAACAAGTAACTCCTTCACTTTTACATTATGCAATTGGAACAAAGAAGCCTATTTTCTTACGCCAATTTTTACAAGGCATTGAGTGGAAATTTGGTTTTAGATATGAACCTAAGTATGAACTTAAAGATATCTTGTATAACGAATCATGGAGACCTCCTGCATTTAAAGAAATTCAAAAACAAATTAAAGGAATATCAAAAAAGGCAGTGCCGGTATTCTAAAACTCTTAAACCTTTTAATACTAAACAATATAATAAAAAACAAAAATAGATTTAATGGAAACTACAATCAAAAAAATCAATGGATACGAATTAAGTTCGTTCGTTAAAAAGCTTCTACCAATTGACAAATTTATCTTTATGAAGATTGGCAAAGAAGGAACAGTATCATCGGTATATTTCCCAGAGAGAGATGCCGTGAAATTAGTAAACACGCCAACAAAGGATATCTTTGATGCTGATATTAACTCGCCGCTTAAGGTAAGTTTTTATAACGGTAACAAAGTTATTGATGCTTTATCGCATTTCAATGGTGATGTAAGAGGTCGTATTCGTTATACTGAGTATGATGGAGAATTGATGGCAAGTGATTTTATCTTGGAGAATGAAGATCTTCAAATCAGTCTTGCTTGTACAGATCCATCATTATCCTTTATGGAAATGAGTAAGGAAGAAACTGATCGTGCCTTTGGTACTGATGAAAGTTTATTTCAATTCGATCTTTTAACCACACATGTGGATAAAATGAAATCCCTTTTTAATCTTGATAAGGATGAAGATATCTTTACCCTTTATATTAACGAAAAAGGTATTGGAATTAAAGGTACATCATACGATGCTACATTATGCCACTCATATGATTCTTCATCTGAAGTAGGTACCAAAGTAGTTATCTATAAGAAATATGTTAATCTTTTAGATAAGGAAAACTACCGTGTTATCGTTTGTGATAATAAAGTTGTATTCCGTTCATTAGATACTAACACTCACCTTACTGTAGCCGTTGCGATAACTGATGAAGATTAAGAAAGGCGGCTATGCCGCTTTTTTTTCTTAAAATAAAACTTTTATCAATAATATCATATAAAAATAAAATATGTCCACGGAGCTGTATCAAATTAAAGAAGAAGCATCTAAGTATTACAATTACGAACAGGCTGTTAAGTTAATGCTTAACTCTATTTATGGAGCCTTTGGAAACCCTTACTTTTATTTCTTTAATGTTGATATTGCAGAAACTATTACCCTTCAAGGAAAGGATGCTATCCTTTACACCGAGGATCTAATCAATAGATACTTTAAAGAATACTGGCATAAAGACATTGAGGTTCACAAACAGATGGGAATCACTGTTACCGGAAAGGTTGAAAAACCTGTAGGTATTTATATTGATACTGACTCCGTTTATGTTAAGTTTGATGAAGTAATCAGAAGATCAGATTGGAAAGGTGATGAAAAGGAATTTATTCTTGCTCTATATAAAACAAGGTTAGGTGCTTATATTGAAAAGATTCTACAAAGATATGCCGATGATAACAATTCAGAAAACTTTTTAAGTTTTGAATTGGAGAGTATCGCTAAAAATGCGATATGGTTGGCAAAGAAAAAATATATGCAAAACATTGTTTGGAAGGATCCTGATATTCATTATGATGATCTTACCAAAATTAGTGCCAAAGGATTTGAAATTATTCAATCATCAACACCAGTTTTTGCAAGGGATAAACTCAAAGAACTTTTAACATATATCTTTTCTGTTAAAGAATTAAATATGAAGGAGTTTGCTAATCAACTTAAAGAAATTAAGAGACAGTTTAAATTAGCAAACACTGACCAAATTAGTTTCTCTAAGAAGGTTAATAATTATCAAAAGTATATCATAAACGATTATGATGAATTTGAAATAGGTTCTAAATGNCCAATCGGTGTAAGAGCTGCTGGNTATCATAATTACTTATTACATAATTCTGGTCTAAAAGGAAAATACCAACCACTTGGAAATGGCGAAAAACTAAAAATGTATTTCTCTGTTGATAAATCATGTGAAGTATTCGCATATGCTCCAGGTGATTATCCTTATGAATTTGCACCACCTGTTGATTATGATACTCAATTTGAAAAAACAATACTAGATCCGATTAATCGTGTAATCACCGCAATGGGATTCAAAGGATTTAATCGAAATCTTATTTATACAACAAGTCTCTTTTAAAAAAAATAAATTATTATGTCTAAGAAAAAAGGTTTTAGAATTCACGTATTAGGTTTACCTCATACGAAAACAACAAAAGATTTTACTGCTTGTGCATACACACAAAAAGTATGGAAATTTTGTAAAATGATGGAAGGACGTGGTCATTACATCATGCACTATGGTCACGAAGATTCAAACCCTGCTGCTGATGAAAATGTTACAGTAATCACAAATGAAGTTTGGAGTAAAGTGTATGGTAGTCATGATTATAAGACTCACTTATTTAAGTATGATACACAAGATGATGCGTATCAAACGTTTTATCGTAATGCAATCATTGAAATAGAAAAACGAAAACAACCAGGTGATATTATTTTACCGTTTTGGGGATCAGGTGTTCGTCCTATTTGTGATGCTCATCCGGATCTTTGTATTATTGAACCGGGTATTGGTTATGCCGGTGGTATGTGGTCAGTATTTAAAATATTTGAATCTTACGCAATTTATCATGCATACTGTGGTTTAGGAAATGTTGGTATGTGTAAACAAAGTTGGTATGATCAGGTTATTCCTAACTATTTTGATCTTGATGAATTTGAATATTCTGCTAAGAAAGATGATTACTTCCTTTATGTAGGTAGAGTATATGATGGTAAAGGTGTTAATATTGCAATCCAAGCAACACAAGCAATTGGGGCAAAATTAAAAATCGCAGGTCAAATTGGAGATGAGTTTTATGCAAAGACGCCTTGGCCAGATCACGTTGAATTTATTGGTTATGTAGGTTCTGAAGAAAGAAAGAATTTAATGAAAGGTGCAATCGCATCGTTTCTACCTTCAATGTATGTTGAACCATTTGGTGGAGTTCAAATTGAAAATCTTCTTTGTGGTACACCAACCATTACAACTGACTGGGGTGCATTTGCGGAAAATAATATCCACGGTATTACAGGATATCGTTGCCGTACATTTGAAGACTTCGTAAAAGCTGCTCGTGATTGCCAAGCCGGTAAAATTAAATCTATTGATTGTAGAAGACAAGGTGAAAACTTTTCATTAGAAGCTATCGCACCTAAATATGAAAAGTATTTTACCGAGGCATTACAAGTAAGCCAGGACAAAGGATGGTACACTATTCAAGATCCAATGTTGTATACGACAGAGTGGTTATCTAAACAAGGATACAATTCTGACGGTACCTCTAAATTTGAGAAAAAAAAACAAAAATAGCGACATGGAATGAGCCCGGATGGGCAATTGGTAGAATTCATACTGGTCTAGGTAAATCATTATCTGACCAGTATGAATTTACTCATTATAATTGGTCTGATGCCAATGACAACCAAAAGCTATGGAATAATGGAGGTTGGAAAGACTTCGATATTATATTAGGTAACGGAACTTTATCAGGTTTAGAAAACTTACCTAAAGAAGCATACGAAAAAATGATATGCGCATTATGGTCAATACCTAACTTAAGTAATCATTTTAAAGAAATCATTAATCCTATTGAAGGAATTACTTGGGTATCTGCGGGTGAAGATGTTAGTAAATATCTTAAGACAAATTACAACATCGATTCAAATCAAATAATCGCAGGAATTGATCCTACTTTATTTTATCCTACTAGAAAAATTACAAACATTAAGAGATTAGGAATCAACGGTGCTCCCTTTATTAATGATGAATGGGATAAGGTAAAAAGACCGCAAATGTTAGTTGACATCGCTAAAGGTATAAATGGTACTCCAACATTTATTCATGGTAAATCTTTAAACGATGGTGGTAAAATGTATAATGACATTGATATGTATATTTGTACTAGTACAAATGATCGTGGACCTTATGGAATAGCCGAAGCTGCTTTTTGTAAAATTCCGGTACTATCAACGAAAACTGGATTTGCATTAAAGTTTAAAAGTATAAAAACTTTTGATACTGTTGAAGAAGCTGTAAAAATCATAAATGAATTTAATAAAAATCCAGAAAAACTCAATTCCTATATAGAAGAAGTTTATAAAGAATTGACGGAAAACCTAAGCTGGGATGCAGTTAATCAAAACTATTGGATCCCTGTATTTGAATACCATAAATCATTAAACAAAAGATAAAAAATCAATATAAAAATAAAAAAATATGAGTAAAGCATTTTCATTCGACGATCTTAATAAAGAAATGGCGAAACACTCAACGTATGGCGATACGTTGGATAAATCAACTATATCTGAAATTGATCACTTCATCCCAACTGGTAATTACAATCTTAATGCGTGCTTAACTGGATCCCTTTTTGGAGGCTATCCTAATAACCGCGCAGTTGCTATTGCTGGGCCATCTGGAACTGGTAAAACATTCCTACTTCTTAATGGAATTAAACGTGCACAGGATTTAGGATATAGCATTGTATTCTATGATTCTGAAAACGCAGTAGATCGTGACCTTATTGAAAAATTTGGAATTGATCCAACTAGATTCCGTTATGAACCATGTAATACGGTACAAGAATTCCGTAGTTCGGTAACTGCATTAACTGACCTTCTTATTGAACAGAAGAATAAAGGAGTTGAATTACCTAAGATCCTTATCGCATTGGATTCTGCCGGTAACCTTGCAACACAAAAAGAAATTGATGATGCAAAGAGTGGATCTGATAAAGCAGATATGACTCGTGCTAAACTTCTTAAATCTGCGTTTCGTATCTTAATGACTAAATTAGGTATCTGTAAGATTCCTTTCTTATTTACAAACCATACATACCAAACACAAGATCTATTTTCTCAAACTGTTTCAGGTGGTGGTACTGGTCCAGAATATGCTGCTTCAATTATCCTATTCTTAGGTAAGGCAAAATTAAAAGAAGGAACAGAACAGACAGGTATTATTGTATCTGCGAAACCTAATAAAAATCGTTTCGCTAAGCCTTCACCAATTAAATTCCACATTTCATTTAGTAAAGGTATGAATCCTTATATTGGTTTAGAAGAATACATTAGCTGGGATAACTGTGGTATTGAACGTGGCCGTTTTATTACTGAAGGTCAATATGAAAAACTAAACGAATCAGGTCAAGCTGAATGCCGCCAACATATTTACCAAAAAGACGGTAAGGATGTAACCGTATATTTTCAACCTGCGGCAACAGCCCGTAAAATGGCAGTAGCCCATTTAAATGACCTAGTTGATCTTAATGAATTATTTACACCTAAGGTTATTACCGACGATGTTCTACAAAGACTTGAGCCTATCATTAATCAAAAATTCCGTTACGGCGCTGACGATTTAGACTTAGGTAATTTAACAGAGATCTTATCTGAAGAACATGCTGAAGAAAACGATTAATACATCAAGGCTTAAAGTTAAATATGTATTAGGTAATCATTCTTCTATCCCAGAATATCCTGATGCCGAAGATATCATATTTGAGCTTATCAGAGACTATTGCGGAAAAGTTGCAAAGGACATTAAATTTACTAATGTTTCTTTACAAAAGAAATACGAATTAACTGAAGATAAAACCTCGGCCATTATCGAAAGATTAGTGGCCGATGGTATTCTTACCGAGATTAATTCCAATTCTGCATATAAAACATACGAGGTTATAGTTAACCCGTATGAGTAAACTAATTTCCAAAATGTCAATAAAAAAATAAACTATGTATTCAGGTATAGACCACGAAAAGATATTTTTTAATTTCTTCCTAAAGAAGCCACAATACTTAAAGAGTGTAGGTCCAGGTTTCTTTTCAAACCGAGATGTAGATCATATTTCAAAACTAGCAAAATCCTTTTATGTAAAGTTTGGTGAATCACCATCCAAAGAACAAATGAAGGCTTTGGTAAAAGATGATCCAAATGAAATCTCTGATGATATTGTTTCTGCGGTTTATAGTATAAACATAAATGAATATGATCAAGACTGGTTAAAGAGAACCGGTGAATCTTGGATTAAGTGGAAACATTTTGATAAACAATTGATTAAAACAATTGAATATGTAAAAACTCAAGATGTATCACCTGATAATGTTGAAGATATTGTTACACGAGCAATCGGTATGATCTCAACTGAAGGGTCACTTAATTTTGATTCTGATGTAGGTTTAGACTTCTTTAATCCTGAACACCACATACAAAGAAAGAGTAAAAAATTAGAAACAGGATGGACCTTTATTGATAATGTATCAGGTGGCGGTTATGATCCTAAATCTCTTATTGTATATGCAGGTGAACAGAATGTAGGTAAATCTATTTGGTTGGCAAATGATGCTGCTAACTTTGTTCGTATGGGTCATAATGTAGTATTCATTACTGCTGAGATGTCGGCACAGAAGGTACTTAAAAGAATTGGTGCAAACCTTCTTGATATCAATATGATGGAATATGATCAAAAATCTGCAAACCGCGATTTTATTAAAAGAAAATTAGAAAGAATATCTAGGGGTTTATTACCACCTGGTAAACTTTTTGTAAAGGAATTTCCAACTTCACAAGGTACTGTTCTTGATATTGAATCATACCTAAAGGATCTCGAAGAAGCACAAGATCATAAAGTTAATGTTTTAGTTGTTGACTACATTAATATCTTGGCTAATTATAGAAATCCTAATACTGAAAATACTTATATGAAGATTAAGCAAATTGCTGAAGATCTTAGAGCATTAGCAGTAAAAAGAGAAATGCTGGTAATATCTGCTACACAGATTAACCGTGGCGCATGGGATTCCACTGAAATCAAAATGGAAAACATTGCAGAATCTGCAGGTCTGGCGCATACTGCCGATGTTATGTATGCACTAATCCAAGATAGTATGATGCATGCCAATAGAGAATATTGGTTAAAAGTTTTAAAGATTAGGGACGGGCAAGGTAAGGGCAGCCGTTGTAGATTTAACATTAACTATGACCTTATGCGATTGACAGAGACTGATGATATAACAAACTAAATTTATGCAAGAAGACAAAATATTCAATAACACATACGGCGAATCGGATCCAACAGAGAATCCCATATCGTTTGTTGTTTCACCAACCTTTGCTGATGATGCTGATCCTGATGACCGGATGCATTATGAATTACTAATAAAAAGAGTTGATGAATTAATTAAAGGTAGCGAATTTGAACACCTTAATGAAGTAACACAAGGTGGTGTTATTAAGAAGCTAAATAAAGTTCAAATCAATAAAGTATTTTTTTACATTATTGAGAATTTAGGATCATCATATACAAGAGTAGATTTATTTAGTGTACTTTCAGATTATTTTGATGTTTTCCCTAATAAGTTCTACAATTCATTATCAAATAAATTTAAAGATGAATTGATTAGAGAACTTGATGATAAGTATAATATTTTAGAAAAACGAAAAATACGTAAGTTATTTTAATATGAGTAGAATTTGGATGGTTAGTGATACGCACTTAGGCTGTAGGTCTAATTCCGTAATGTGGCTTAATATTATTGAAGACTATTTCTTTAACTTTTTTATTCCTTTGGTTAAAAAGGAGTATAAGAAAGGTGATGTTCTTTTTCATTTAGGCGATGTTTTTGATAATCGTCAAAGTATTAACTTAGCTGCGCAGGATTTAGGTATTAGAGTTTTTGAAGAACTATCAAAAATATTTCCTGAGGTTCATATCATTGTAGGTAACCATGATATTATGAAAAAGAACTCAAATGATATTGCATCTGTTGACTGTCTTAAGTATATCCCAAATGTTACAGTACATAAAGAACCTAAAATTTTAACTTATTCCGATACTAAATGTTTACTTATGCCGTGGAGAAGGGATAGTACACATGAAAAGGAAACTCTTGCATCAATCAAAGATAACATTGATTATATGTTTTGTCATACCGAAACTCAAGGTGTACAGACAAGCCCAAGTACTCGACATTTGCATGAAGGTGGTAATGATCTAAATACGTTCAAACGATTTAAACGAGTTTATTCTGGTCATATTCATTATAGACAAGAAAAGGATAACTTTATACTTGTAGGTAATCCATATCAAATGACAAGGTCTGACCGTGGTAATCAAAAGGGTGTTTACTTATTGGATTTATCTACTGGAGATCATCAGTTTATCCAGAATAAGAGATCTCCTATCTTTATTCGGTATTATATTAATGATATCTTAGAGAGGCGAATGGAGGATATATTAAACGAAATTGATGGTAATTTTGTAGATATTTTTATACCTTCAAACGTATTAGGAAAATACAATATAAATAAGTTTATGGATTTTCTCGATGGTCATGCAAAGAAACTTGAACCACGAATTTATGATGAAGAAAATCCAATTGAAACTGATGATGATGTTCAATCTTCTGATTTTACCGGAGAATTAAATTTAATGAATATTGCCGCAGATTTTATAAACGGTCTAAGTTATGATGAAGATCTTAAAGAAAGACTTATTAAATCTGTTTCGGATTTATATAAAGAAACATTAACACCAACTTACGAAGACTAATATGCGTATAAACAAACTTGAATTTAAAAACTTTGCAAGCTACGGTAACCGTACACAGGTTATAGAGTTTAATAAAGAAAATAGTGATCTTTATCTTGTACTAGGTGGAAATGGTGCAGGGAAAAGTACATTAGCAAAGGTTATAACATTTATGTGTTACGGTAGAGTTGATGGTGCAAATCTTAAAGACTTACCTAATCGTGTTAATGGAAATCTTTGGGGTAAAATATCTTTAGAAAGTAAAGGTAATCAAATTGAAATTGAAAGAGGTGTAAATCCAGGAATCTTTAAAGTTTCAATAAATGGAACCGATTATGATGTTGCCGGTAAATCAAATTTACAGGAATTCCTTGAATCTGAAATTTATGAAATCCCTTATCACGTATTTAAGAATGTAATTATTCTATCAGTAAATGATTTTAAATCGTTTATCACAATGTCACCGTTTGATAAGAAACAAATCATTGATAGAATTTTTGGATTCACTGTAATCAATCAGATGAGAGAATTGGTTAAGAATAAGAGAAAGTTAGTAATTGATGAAATCAGAACATTTGACGATGAAATCAGAACTCTTGATGAATCAATTCAATCTGTCTTATCAAAAATTAAACAATACGAGGAAGCTTCTAAAGAAAAGGGCGCAACTCAAATTGCAGAACTTAAAGGTAAGTTGGTAAAACTTAATGATGCCAGGAAGAAATTAAAAGAAGCTAATGATAAGACAAAGACTAGGATTGATGATAACGATAAAACTTATAGAACTAAGTCTAAAAAGGAATCTGAAATATTAGCACAAATTAATGAAGTTAAAAAAGGATTAGAACTTTACAATAATAATACTTGCCCTACCTGTAATTCACCATTGGATTCTGAATTCCATCAACATATTAAGAAAGAAAAAGAAGATTCATTAGAAAGTCTTCAAGAAAAGTATAATAAAATTAAAGAAGAAGTTTCTGATATTGATACTAAATTAGAAGAACTTAGGGAACAAGGAAGACAAATACATGTTAAAGTAGGACAACTTGAATCTCAAATGACTTCATTGAAAAATGAATTAGTTAAGTTATCCGAAAGTGATGATGAATCATCTAGCCATTTTAAAGAACTTATTGAAGAATTTGATAAAAGAAACGAAGAAAAGAAACAAGGCAAACTTAAAAGAGAAGGCGAAGACTACTATTTGTCAATTCTTGAAACCTTAATGGGTGATGAAGGAATTAAGAATCTTGCAGTAAGGTCTATTCTTCCAACCTTTAATAATAATGTTCTACTTATGGCAAAGGAAATGGGAATTCCGTTTGGCGTAAAATTTGATGATAAGTTTAACTGTAGCATCCACCATTTAGGACAAGAGGTCAGTCCTAAGACTCTAAGTACTGGAGAAAGGAAAAAGATTGATTTTGTAATTATCATGGCTTTAATCAAAATGATAAAGATTAGATTCTCTAGCCTAAATATATTATTCCTAGATGAAATCTTTTCTTCTATTGATTCTGATGGTGTTTATCATATCATAAATATCTTACATGAAACTATTCAGGATATCGGTTTAAATACATTTGTAATTAATCATACGGTTCTACCAAGTGAATACTTTGATAAGAAATTAGAAATTACTAAAGATGCTGGCTTTTCTGAGTTTACTATTGAAAGTATTAGATAGATAAATATATGGTAGCAAAATTAATTTTCTAAATGTCAGCATACAATCAAGAGTTTAATAAAGACAACACTATCTTAAGATATGTAATAGTTGCAACCTTAGCCGAACTAAGAGATAAGGTCTTTTATTACAACAGAATAGATGAAGATACTTTACAACGTGTAAATGTACCATTCTATTACTCTGTTACCGGTAACGAAAGATTCCTAATGGATAATTTTGTATATGATGCTATTGCTGATGGTAAGGCAGTTGGAGATTATGAAGTAGTACCTAGAGGAGTATTACAACTTTCTTCATTATCAATTGACAGTGGCAGTCAAACAAATAAATTTATTAAAGGTGAGTTTGTTAGAGAAGTTTGTGGAAATTTAAGAGCCTTTTCATTAGATACAAACTTTTTGCCATTAAACATGACATTCGGTGTAACTGTTGTATGTTCAAATAATCTTGAAATGTTAAAGGTTACTGAGTCAATTCTTAGTAAATTATATAAGACTACCGTGTACAGTGTAGATTTAGGAATGTTTAGAGTTCAGGCAGGTATGGCTGTACCACAAGACTATAGCCAAGAAAAACTTTTTGAATTCGGTCTTAATGATAAAAAAGAATTTAATGTTACTTTTGATATAGAAGTAACATCATTTGTTCCTGTATTTGAAAATGGTGTACTATTAACCGAGATTGATGAATTAATTAGAAAAGCCGACTGTAATGCTGAAGGTATTGGTATGATACGAAGTAATGGCGCTGGGGAACTTGGAGTACAGTTCGGTGGCGTATTCCAAAAATTTGAATATACTGTTGATAATATCAAAAAGGCGCCAATTGAAGGTACAGTATCAAATAAAGGATATATCAATCCTGATGAAATAAGAACTGGTGATCAATACTTATCTGCTGATATAGATAGCGCACCAATTCAACCTGAACCACCAGAGAGTATAGAATACAGAAATGCAGAGGATAACGAAGGATAATAACTCTAAGATCTTAGAATATATAAAACAAATCAAAGTATTTCAATATGAATAATGAAATTAAAGAATCGAAACTAAATGAAGGTCAAACACAGGTTTATTCTGACGGCAGTGTTGTACCTCAATCTGGAGTAGATACTAATGCACCTTATTTAAACACCCCACCTCAACAATTACTTGATCTTACTGCACAGTTCTTTCAAGGTGGAAGATCTGAAAGCAAAGTATTGGCAATTCTGGTTGGTATGGGTATACCACAGCAATTAGCATTATCTAGTATCGCCGCTCACAGAGCCGCAATGGGAATGTATAACGAAAATCATAATAAACAAAAAAATCATAACAAAATGAACTTTACACTTGCACAATTGTATGAAAATGTTATGAAGAGTATTGACACGCTAAAATTAATGGAATCCGATCAATCAAGGGTTTCATATTCGGCTAAGAATGCTCTCAACATTTTAGAAGAATCATTAGATATGTTCCCGCGCCAATTTTATCAATCTTTTGTCGCTGCACATAATAATGAAAAAGGAGAATCCACTCCATTAAGTGAAAACCTTGAAGCTGGAATCAATCCTAATCTTAAATTTAAAATTGCAAAAACTTTACATAGAAATCTTGCAATCCACGAATGGTTAGCTCCGGTTAGATCATTAATAGACTACATTGATGGTGTTTATAATAACACAAAATGGTCATTTAGAATCAGTGAAGCAATTGATAGAAACGAATCTCAAAAAGGTTCTTTATACGAAAGCTTAGTAAAAGATCTTACTGAAACTTTAGTAGAATCTGAATCTATTAAATCTAATCTTTCTAAAATTTCTACTAAGTACCCTTGGTCAAGAGATATCTTTGGTATTTTAAATGAAATGGCAATTGAAGATAAGAAAGCAGTATCAAATAACGGTGGTGTTGTAAGTTCAGTACTTTCTCCGGTTGTTGAAAATGAAAATGGATTAAACTTTTTCTTACATGGAAAAACTTATTCATTAAAAGATGGCAAAATTGCAGAATCAGTTGTTAATGATCAAAGATTCTTTAACGTATTAGAAGGATTAAAATTATTTAAGCATATTAACAATTCACTTGTTATTTTTGGTCAAAATGATAAATCATTAGAATATAATTTAGCTGAAGGTAAATTAACTTTAGGTAAATCTGATCTTACTGAATTAAATCCTACACAGATTAAAGAATCATTACTTGCTACAAACTTCTTTGGTTACAAAAACTTCTCAAACGCTGACGTTGTTGCAAAATTCTTTGAAAGCGCAGAGTTACTTTATGAGATGGATAATTTTACAAACATCACTTCAAAAGAATTCTTAGCATTGTATTTAACAATGATCGCTGTTGAGGAAGGTGTTTGGGTTAATAAAGTTAATACTGGTATGCAGCTGAATGAAATGACATTCATTCCTTCTGCAACAGAAGCAGTAAAAACAATTAAAGAATTTATTAATTACGATGCAACTACAATATTATCTGAGAAATTAATTTCTGAAGGTAATGAAGCTGTTAAACTTACTAAAAGAAGAAATGAAATCTCTGAAACTATTTCATTCCTTGAAGAAAAGAAAGTAAAGATATCTGAAGCAATTTCTAAAATTGGTAAGTCTGAGGAATTAGACGAAGCATTAGGTTTGATTAACGATGAAATCTCTAAGTTTGAAAAAGAACTACAAGAGACATATACTATCGTTGAAAAAAAAACTAGAAACCAATATTTAGATCAAGGTTTTGTTGAAGCAACCATAGAAAATCCCGTATCAGGATTTAAACCGGATACAATGGTTTATGTTAATGCTGAAGAATATGCTTCTCTAGGAGATAAAGATATGTTAACCTTTATAGATCCTAAGAATGACAAAAGCTATATTGCTAAGAAACAAGATCTTAAAGTTAAGCTCTAATTCTTAAAACTCATATAAAAAGCTGACAGGTAAACTGTCGGCTTTTTTTGCATATAATAATAAAATAAAAAAAGGTTATGCCGAGAAAAAGGAATTACTTAAACAACAGGGATCTTTTAGATGAAATTAGAAAATCAAAAGAACTTGATGAATTAACACCAAAGGCTTTAGAATTTCTAATGTTACTTGCTGATAAATGTTCAACCAAACTTACTTATAGAGATCCTCAAGATAGAGAAGACTGTATTGCATTTGCTTATATGGATCTTTATCGTTATTGGAGAAACTTTAATCCAGATAAAAGTGAAAATGCATTTGCATATTTTACAGAAATCGCAAAAAGAGGATTCGCAAAAGGTTGGAATAAATTACATCCTAAAAAATATGCAGGAACCGTTTCAATGGATGGCGGTTATGATAATGATGGGATCTATACAATTTAATGAATATAAAGAATGTAAAACCAACGTCAAAGTCAGGATTTAAACAGGGTTATTACAAACCTGTTTATCCTGAAAAATATATCGGTCCTATGCCTATCATATATCGTAGCTCATGGGAAAGAAAATTTTGTCATTGGTGTGATCATAATGTAGAAGTGATTGGTTGGGTATCAGAGCCGTTTTCAATTAAGTACTATAATATCTTGGATAAAAAGTTTCATAATTATTTTCCAGACTTTTATGTTAAGATAAAGAGAGATGGTTTAATAGAAGAATACTTAGTTGAAATAAAACCTAAGGCCCAATTAAAAAAACCAGAACCGCCAAAAAGAAAAACTGCAAAGGCAATGGAAAATTTCAAATATGGATATGAAACCTATGTTAGAAATTTATGTAAGACCGATGCTCTTAACAAAGCTGCGGCTCAAAGAAATTATAAGGTTATGTTATTAACCGAGGATTCAAACTTATTTTAAATATGATAGTCGGTAATTTTAATGATGATTTAGATATATACCTGGCGGAAAACAAAGGGCGATCAGGGGCATCTAAAGCATCCAATATTGCATTAAAAAAGATTGGTATTCCTTCAAAGGGACCTTTAGATCAAGGAAGAATGTATTCTTTTAGATATTTTACTGAAGATGAAACATTTTATGATACATATCCAATAGTAATTGGTCTTGGTGCTGGAATTGGTCTCAATCAGTTAGGTATAAATTTACATTACATTCCTTATGAAGCACGTATCCCTTTTTTACAAGATATTGTTAAATCATTTGAAAGCGTATTTGAATCACAACTAAAATTTGCAGGAAACCCAGGTAAACAGGTTTTTATGAAAGATTTTACTTACGATGCAGTAAAGCAAAGTTTAGGTAAAAAATACAATCTTACATACGCAATACGACAATATAGAATGGATAGAATGAAAAACCCAAGAGTACTTGGATATGAGGATTGGTATATAGGCGCAGTTAATAATGAAAACTTCTATTTTGGTGGAAATATTAATCAGGCGCAAGCATTATATTACAAGAATATATAAATAACAAAAAATAAAAAAAGATGGCAGGTTTTACCGATAGAAAAGGACCGTTAACCGAGGGGAATCCGGTAAGGAAGATCCTTAAAGATCTTTCTACATTAGGAATGGCATATGATGATATGATCATTCGTAATTCTCGCGCGGTTGGTTTTACTGAAAGTCAAATCGGATATGGTTTTATGAATCCTATGGGTTCTGATGCCGATGATATGTATGCTGCTTTTGCTGCATTATCATTAACCGATACAACTCTTAAAAAGAATATTTCTTATTTTGATAAGGATTATGTAAAGAAAAGAGATCAACTTAGAACATTTGCTGTACAAGACGAACTTGAAGATATCTTGGATATCATTACAGATGAAGCAATTGTATTTGACGAAAGTAATTATTTTGCATATTCAGATTTTAATGGTGAAATCAGTGTTACTATAGAAGAAGAAGTTGCCGATGTTTTCAATAATGTTTATACCTATTTTGGTTTTACTGATGCTATCCAACCTTGGAACTATTTTCGTAAATGGTTAGTAGATGGATATCTTGCGTTTGAAATAGTATATAACGATAAACAAACAGAGATTATTGGATTTAAGGAATTGGATCCAATTTCATTATTGCCAGGTATTGATACTGATACTGGTAAAAAAATGTGGGTACAATATAAAGGACAAGGCGTAAAAGAAAGAAAGCTTTGGGATTCTCAAATTATTTACCTTTCATATTCACAGGTTAATTCACCACAAAGAATATCATATGTTGAAAGACTTATCCGTTCTTTTAACTTATTAAGAGTTATGGAAACAACCAGAATTATCTGGGCCGTTTCAAATGCTTCGTTTAAAACTCAATTTATTATCCCAGTTGGTGGTAAATCAAAAACAAGAGCAAAACAATCACTTGCACAATTAATGAATTCATACCGTGAGGTAGTTGACTTTAATTATGAAAGTGGAGAAATCCAAACAAACGGCAAACCAATGATGCCGTTTAATAAAGAATACTGGTTACCATCTAAAGATGGCGAACAGCCAGAAATTAGTACAATCGGTGGAGACGGTCCTGATTTAGGAGATACTGAATCGTTAAAGTACTTCGCAGATAAACTTAAGCTTGCTTCAAAAATTCCGTTCTCACGATTTGATAAGGACGGTGGAAGTACATATGATATGGAAGCAAGTGGAATGCTAAGAGATGAAATCAAATTTTCAAAATTCGTTAATCGTTTACGATCTATATTCCAAGAAATCTTAGTTAAACCGGTATACCTTCAAATGTGTCTTAATCATCCTGAACTTGCAAACGATATTGCGTTTAAGGCTGGTTTAGGACTTAGTTTCGTTAAGGATAACCTATTTGAAGAAATGAAAGAAATGGATCTTCAAACAAAACGAGTTGACTTTATTGGTAATATGAAAACTCAATTAAGTGTAATGGATGCAGAAATGACTGAAATACCATTCTTTGACTTAGGCTGGTTAATTAAACGCTACGGTGGATTTACCAGAGACGATCTTAAAGCTAACGAAAGAGCAAAAGAACGTACTAAATTAAAAGAAGAAGGTTTTGCAGATGAAGATATCGAAAAAATACTTCTAGGGGCTAAAAAGGAAGATTTTAAACCAGAAGATGGTGGTAATGAAATCGAGGAAGATCCATTAGCAGACCTTGGATAAAAACTTTACAAACTTTGTAATATATAAATCAAATAATATTTAAGACATGTCAGGAAAGAAACTTTTAATTCTTGAAAGATCCCAATCCAATTTGGCACAAAATACCACAGATGATGGTGCCATTGTGTTAGAGGGCGTTTTTACCGAATTTGGGGTACGAAATAAGAATAACAGAATTTACGAGGAAAAAGAAGTTCTTCCTCACATCAATGAACTAAAAGAAAAAGTTAAAACTGGAAAGCTTTTAGGAGAATTGGATCACCCAAAAGATTTTGATATTAGTTTATCTAATGTATCTCACGTTGTTGAATCTTTGGATTACGATCCAGAAAAGAAACAAGTTATTGGTAGAATTCGTTTACTTAATACTTCAAAAGGTAAAGAGGCACAATCATTAATTAAGGATGGTATTCCTCTTCATATTTCAAGTAGAGCTGCCGGTACAGTTGATGAAAGTGGAAAGGTTAAGATTAAGAAATTCTTTACATATGATCTTGTAGCTGATCCAGGTTTTGAAAATGCCGAGCTATCAAGAGTAAACGAGTCTTATGGATTTGATAATGACGATACCCTAATCATTTATGAAATGAATGAAATAAAAAACACAGAAGATAAAAAAGAAGCCACAATGGAAAATCAAAACAATTATGTAACCGTCGAGGATTTTCAAAAGTATACTGAATATGTAAAAGGCGTACTAAATAACGTTAAGGAATCCTCAAATTCAGATAGTACTGAAATCGTTGAAAAACTTGTAAAATATACTGAGCACGTTGCTGAAAAGGTTAACCAACTTAGCGATTATGCAGAGTATCTTTCAGAAAATCTAGACAAGAGTATTTCTTTCTCTGATTATTTAGCAGAAAATGTAAATCAAATCAAAAGTTATACTACTTATCTTGCAGAAGAATTGGATTCTACAATTCAATATGCTGAACATGTTGCTGAAAAAGCAGACCAAGGAATTCAATATTCTGAACATGTTGCTGAAAAAGCAGATCAAAGTATCCAATACGCAAATTATTTAAGAGAGAACTTAGAAAAAGGTATTGAATATTCTGAATACATTGCTGAGAAAGTAGACCAAGGAATCGCATATTCCGAGCATGTTGCTGAAGGTTTAAATAAAACTATCAAATATGCAGAATACATTGCAGAAAATGTAAACACTGAAGAATCAACTGCAATTAATGAAGATCGTTCTGAAGAGATTGAAGCTAAGATCTTAAAGTTAGGACAACCTAAAATGGCTGGAACTACTGGAGAGGAAGAAGAAAAATCTTATCAAGAAACTATCGAAGAAAAACTTAGTAAATTAATTGCTAAAGCAGAATCTAAAATTGTTTCTGAAATGCACTTTATGAACTTCCTTTCTGAATCTAAGAAAGGTGAATTTAATTCTTTAACTGAAGATAAACAAAAAATGATTGTTGAATCAATGAATGCCAAACCAATTATGTCAACTGGGCAGGCTGAAAATGTTTGGGACAACTGTTTTATTGAAAAGAAAAGAGAATTAAACTTTGTTGATGATATGCCAGAAAAATATAAAGTTAAATGGGCTTCTCTTTCTGAGTCACGTCAACAACAAATTATTTCAGAATCTAAATTTCATAGTTTAAATACTCCTTATGCAATCAATAACTTCTGGTCAACTAGAGATTTAAGACCATCTCAATTTGAATTAGAAAAACTTAATGAAAGTAAGACTGCTGCTGAACAAACAGAGGATGCTAAAAAAGAACCTCTAGTAAATGAATCATTTGCAGCTGACTTAATCAGTAAGGTTAGATTTAATTTAGGAAGATAATTAAAGGATAAAAACTTTAAAGAACTATAATATATAAATCAAATTAAAATCTAATAGCTAAGAAGCAAAGAGCTACAGATTGATTAAATAAAAACAAAACAAAAAAACAAAAAGTAAAATGTACGCAAATCAATTAATTAACGAGGCCGAAGTACAAAAGACTTGGGCACCTATCATTGAGGAGGCTACTGGTATTACTGAAAAATCTAAGGTTTCTTGGATGTCTAAGTATTGCCACTACCATAACTTAAATGAAAGTGTTTACAATACTGTACACCTCAATCCAAACATGAACGTTCAATCAATGGGCGCTCCTACGTTCCCTGGCGATCCGTCGACAATGAACGCATTCTATTCACAAACTCCAGGTTCTGGTGATAGACCATTCTCTTTACTTCCACTTGCTATGCAAGTTGCTGCTCAAACTGTAGGTCTTGATTTAGTACCTGTTGTACCAATGCAAGGTCCTATGGGAGTTCTTACTTACCTAGACTTCGTATATGGTGGTGGTAGAAACACACAAGCTGGTGGCCTTAACGGTAACTCTGCGCCTTTGATGATCAAAGTTAACGCAACTGTTGCTACTGGTGCTGCTCTAGCTGTAAATGAAATCCTTTACGCTGGTACAGGTTCATTCGCTGCATACGAATTAACTTACGTTGGTAAGTCTCGTATCGACGGTTATGCAATCTTCCGTGTAAGAGGTAAAGATAGCGATGTTGCTCAAGGAACTAATCCTTTTGCACAAGGTGAATTAGGATACCAACCAATCTATACTGCAATCACTGCAGCTACTGATGGTTATTCTGACGATGCTTTAAATACTGTTAAAGTTAACTTTGATAGTACTCCTGAATTGGTAAAAGCTTTAGAAGATCATATCCCTGGATTCTCTGGTAATGCATTCGCGGTTAATAACCCTGCAACTGGTACTCCTACATTCGGTGTTGAATCTATCGACGGTACAAACCCTTATGAAAGAGGTGCTGGTGAATCTACTCCAGATAACATCATGGGTCTATCATTGTTCAACAAATCAGTTGCTGCTAAAACTTACCAAGTTGCTGCTGCTGTTACACGTGAACAAGTACAGGATCTTAAACAATTCGGTATCGACGCAGTTGCTCAAGTAGAGGCTGTATTGGTTAACGAATTAACTCAATCTATCAACAAATACATCTTAGATAGAATCTTTAAAAATGGTGTAACTAACGCTTACCAAGTATCTCAAGTAGACGGTACTGTTCTTTCAGCTGCATTTACTACAGGTGCTACTGGAGTTGTTACTATCCAACTTGGTACTGATAACACTGGTGTATCTCGTTCTGTAAACGTAAACTCTGTAGCAGTTAACACAGGTGGTGAAACTCAAGGTACTCTACAACGTAGAATCCTTACTAAAGTTCTTGCTGCTTCTAACTTAATCGCTACTCGTGGTCGTAGAGGTCCTGCTACATTCGCTGTAACAGGTGGTAAAATGGCATCTGCAATGCAAGACATCGCAGGTTTCGTACCTTACCCACTTTCTAACACTGTAAACCAAGCTGGTGGATCTCTTTATCCAATCGGTGCAATTGCAGGTGTTACTGTGTATGTAGATCCAAACAGAGACTTTAACGATGTTAAAATCGCTGTAGGACGTAAAGGTGATGGTAACTCTCCTGGTTTAGTATTCATGCCTTACTTAATGGCTGAATCTGTTGAGACAATCGCAGAAGGAACTATGGCTCCTAAAATCGCGGTTAAATCAAGATTCGATTTAGTAGACGCAGGTTTCCACCCTCAAACTATGTACTACACATTGAACTTCTCGTTCAACGGTGTTGATATCATCTAATCTTAGATAATACGCAATAGTTAAAAAGGTCCACTTCGGTGGACCTTTTTTTATCACAACTTTCTTGAATATATAAAATAAAGAACAACCGTGGATAAACTTCCAACATTTGAAAAATTTAATAATACAAGGTTTATTAAGGAAACTTACCACTTAGTGGAAGGACATATGTCATACGATGAGTATAACGAGTTAATTGGAGAAGGCTTCTTTGATTTTTTAAAAGGACTTTTTACTAATCCATTACAAAAAAGAAAACTTGATAAACTAGGACAAGATCTTCTTAAAACTAAAATTGAGTTAATGAAACTTGAGATTGAGGAAGATGCTGTTAATTCCATTAAAGCACAACTTAATACAATGACTCGTGGACAATCTGACTATGAAGCTACTAATGTTAAGGTTGAGGTTGCAGACAGAGCAAAGGCAACTAAGATTACATCATTACAGGATCGTGAATTAGCTATAGTTGATCAAATGGATATAATTGGTAGTACATCAGATAAACTTCAAAAATACGTAGATAAAATTAAATTTGAGATTCGTATTAAAGCAAATGATGCAACTATTAGAATTGCCGACGGCGAAGTTGAACGTATCTTAAGAGATCTTAAATCACAGGATATGAAAGCTGTAAAGGATTTAGATAAGGAATTAAAATAATAAAACATTACATACAAATGAAAAAACAACTAGTTAACTTTGAACATTTTAATATCATTAAGGAAGCTGAAGAAAAATTAGATGCCTACTTAGATAACATTGCTGAATCTTTACTTATTGAAGCAAAAAAACCGAAATCATGGGATAGCATGTTTGCAATGAATGCTATTGCTGACTATGAAGCTGGTAAGTTTGATCCAGATAATGATGCTTCTCTTGCTAAATGGGAAAAAGATTATAATGGCGGTGTAGCGCCAAAACCAGGATTTGAAACCTACGATATTATTGCTTATGCATTAACTACAGGTAAAAAGCCAGATGGTACACCTATTAAGGAATCTGTGATTAATGAAGCAGAACCTGCTAAAGCAAAAACCAGATTAGGTGCTGCATTAGGTAGTCCTGTTAAATTTATTAAGATTAAAAATAATGCTAAAAAATATCAACAGACTTTAGTACAAAAAGCTCTTAATAATCTGGATTACGAAAAGAAAAAACAAGCAGCTGGTGGGGAAGTAGATAAAGATAAAATGGAAGTACTTAAAGCTGCTAATACTGCAAAGAATCAGGCACTTACTGATAAGGGTACTGCGATTGCAGATAGAATGAAAGATCTTGCAACTAGTCCTGGTTTGGAAAAGGTAAAAACTCTTGCAATGTCAAAGGCTAAAGTTGCTGCGGCTGAAACTGCGCTTAAAGGTGCAGATGCTGAAGAATCAAAACAGCTTAAGATTAGGATTAAGGAATTAAATGCTAAAGCAGCTGAGGCTGAAAAGGCAATTAAAGATTATGAAAAGGATGAACCTCAACAACAGGAAGCTCCTCAACCACAGGAAGCTCCACAGCAGCAGGAAGCTCCTAAAGTAAAAGAAGATCCTAATAAAGAAGATAACACCGAAAAGATAGCTGCATTGGATTCTAAGATTGATGGTTTAAAACAGGATAAGAAAACTAAAGAAGACCAACTTAATTCAAAAAATCACCCTGATGTTTTAGCTGTTGAGGTTGCGATTAAATCTGCTGAATTAGAAAAAGCTAAATTAAGCGATAATACTGACTCTATTAAATCTGCTGAAGCCGCTCTTAAAACTGCAAAGGCTGACCAAAAAGAAGCGGTTGATGCCGAGGCTGAAACGGAAGACACACCGCAGAATAATTCATATGAATATGTTAGTGAATCTGTTTCAGATAAGTTTAGAAGATTAATGACCGAGCAAATACTAAATGAAGGTGTATATACCCCAATACGTTTAACAAACATGTTAATCGATGACATTATAGCAGGTAAGAGAGATGGGATACACCCTCCAGATGCAAATGAACTTAAGGAGTTAGCATTGAAAAGAATAGGACAAAAAAGGTTACAAAAACAAGACATAGATGCTGTGATTAGCAGCTGGGATAGTTCAATAAGCTACGCAAAAAAAACTAAAAGGTTAAAATAATTATTGGATGTACAAAGTTCGTAAAATAAACTTTGGTTGGTATAAAAGGAGGCATGGTATCTTATTGGAAAACCTGCCTCCTTTAAAGCAACGATTGCTTTTAGAAAACCATTTTATGAAATGGTTAGACTCAGATCCTCAAACCTTTGAAATAGTTTTTAAAATAGAGGACATGCATGAACATGAAAAGAATCCAAATAAAATCCTATGGAATCCTTTTAGAGAAACCTTTACTACAATTAAAGAAGTTGAGGCTGACTCAAATTTAGTAGATTGGACTTGCGCAATTTGCCCGTCAGAAATCAAAACTAGAATGGATTCTAAAAAGGTTGAAAATTTTGTTTGTAAGAAATGTTCAGAAGCTCATAACTCACGGAATAAAAGAGTTGATCAAAGAATAATAGATTCGTCCATACGGTTTACTAAGCACTGTAAATCTCTGTTAAAAGGTGAACAAAGAGAGTTTTTAACCCATATCCGTAGATCATCTAAGGGATAGCGCCTGTTCAAAACTAATCTTAGGCCAAACCTTTAGGGAACTTGTCATTGAAGCATTATAAACTTCCACTTTCTTTTGTTTTAAAAGATCTGCTAGTATTTGGAAGCCTGGTATAAATTGATCTCTATAGATATTATCTCCTGTTACTGGAACCGGATAGCCGTCATGATAATGACCTTTTTTACCATCATTATGCATATCATATCCTAATAGGACTATTCTTTTGGCTCCCAATAGATAAGCTAAGTTTATTGCAGCATATCCGCTGTTATTACCATGACACAGCGCATCTTTAGATTCTTCTAAACCAAACTTATTGCTTTTTCTTAAAACCTTAACATCTGCAGGATATGTCACATGATGTCTAATGGTGTATTTCGGTCCTTTGAATTTGTCGATGTCTTGTTTATACCAACTATAAACTCTTGAATCGGTCCAATACATAACATCAGCCGATGGATATGATAGAATTGATTTGTTTATAGCAATTGTTCTTTTCCCAGCAAGACTATTCCAATTAAAGTTAGCCAATGAAGGACCACCGCCAATTACATAAACTGTTTCACCAGCCCATATAGGTTCAACCCTAGATATTGTTTTATTGTCATGTCTTTGTAAATTTACATTAACATTTCGTCTGTGTACTGTTGGGATGTTTTCAGGAGCAACATTAATTTTACTTACCTTACTTGAATCATGACCTTTTTTGATAATAGTAACATCATTTGTTCTTTCCTTAATAATAGGGATTAATCTTTCGTTACCGAGTATCTTTCGTATTCTCCTCATAATAGGTTGATTTTTTTATTTATTTACATTAAACCATCGTATGATTCTACATATAAAAATAAACAATCTCAAACATGCGGAACATTCAAAACATCCTTCTTACTGAGAAGTATCGTCCACAAAACCTGGATGATCTTATTACACCTAAAAGAGTAGGTGATAAGTTATCTAAAGGAGTTTATCAACATTTACTTTTGCACGGAAGTCCAGGAACTGGTAAAACATCTGCGGCTAAAGCATTAGTAAAACATTTTAAACATCCTTATCTTTACATTAATGCTTCAACTGATACTTCGGTTGATGTTGTAAGAAATCGTATTACTGATTTTTGCGCAAACCGTTCCATTATGGATGAACCTGGCAAACTTAAGGTTATTATCTTAGATGAGATCGATGGTGTATCTGACCAGTTCTTTAAAGCTCTTCGTGCTACGATGGATCAGTTTGCATCAAATGCAAGGTTTATTGCAACATGTAATTACATTAATAAAGTACCTGATCCAATTCAATCAAGATTTGAAATGATTGATTTTGATTTTACAAAGGAAGAGGAAACCGAAATCATGAAAGGTTACATTGTTAGAATCTTACAGATCTGTAAAGAAGAAGGTATTGGAATTGATAAACTTGCTGCAGTAGAATTAGTAAAACGTAAATTTCCAGATCTTCGTAATATGCTTAATCAATTACAAGGATTTAAATCACAAGGTATTGAAAAAATAACGATTGAGGATATTAAGAAATTTAGTTCTGTTTACAAAGACGTATTTGATCTTATCATTGATAATACAGATCCTGTAAAAAATTATCAGTATATGTTATCAAATTATTCAAATAGAGTTGATGATGTACTATCCTCGCTTGGCGTTGAATTTATTCAATACTTACAACAGGAAAGACCTTCTTACATTAATTTTATTCCGCAAGTAGTTGTAACGGTTTCTAAATATCAGTCACAAAGGCAATTGGTAATTGATCCTGCGGTATCAATGTTGGCCTGTATTTATGAATTACAATCAATCGTAAACGGAGCTTAGTATGACACCTGAATTTTTAGCCTTACTTGTTTTAAATTTGCCGAACAGTTATGAATTAGGCGAAACTATTAGAAAGTTTCATTTCTTTTATGAAGATAATTCAAACACTATGACAATAGCGGAAATTGAAACGGCCTTTATTAAAAATCATCTTAAGAAAGGGATTAACTTTCAGAAAGTAGGATAACATGTTATAATTTATTAAATAAGAAATATAATGAGAAAAAATGGCAGACATACCCTAGTTATAGATGGAAACTATTTTCTATTTAGAACACTATATGTATTGCCTCATCGTAGTAAATCTAAATCTTTGCTAGAATCAAACGAAGAGGTACAATCTTTTATGTCAAAACTGGCAACAGATTTTTCATACCAGGTTAGATTATTCGAAGGTCTTATAGATAAGATCGTTTGGACAGTAGATTCACGCTCTTGGCGCAAGGATTTTTACCCAGAGGCAGATTATAAAGGAAATCGTAAACAGGACAGCAGTATTAATTGGGAAAACTTTTCAAAAGTTTCAGATGACTTTATTAATATTCTTATCAGTAAGGGTGTAATTACATCTAAGGTGGACGGTGCAGAAGGTGATGATTTAATGTATGCATGGAATACAGAATCGTTAGCCAACGATAAATCGGTAATTATGTTTACCGGTGACCGTGATATTGTTCAACTTGTAAATAAATCACCTAACGGATCTCATACTATTCTGTTTTCACCAGCACATAAAAAACTATACACTTATCAAGGTTTTTCTGAATGGATGAATTCTGATGATGAGGTGGAGTCGACTGATATTTTTGATATGATGAAGGTATCTGTATCTCCAGAAAATCAAACCAAAAAACTTCTACAAGTTTTAGTAAAAAAGAAAAAGGTTTCAATATTAGAAGTTGATCCAGAAGAATTCCGTTTTGCCAAAGTACTAACCGGAGATTCTGGTGATAATGTATCACCTGCATATTGGTATGTACTAAATGGACGTAGATATGGAATTAGTGATAAAAAGGCATCAGAAATAATTTCTGAGTTTAAACAGAAACATGGTACTCTTTCTCATATGTATTTATACAATACAGAACTAATAACAGATCTTGCTAACATAATCATTAGGGTTATGAAGGCAAAACATATGAGCAGAGAACAGATCATTGCTAACATTAGATCAAATGTAAATCTAATGGTTCTTTCAGCAGAATCCATTCCAGACGGTATCCTAGATGAAATGTTCAGATTTGTTGAATCAAAAATGAATCTTAACGCGGTTGATCTAAAAGGAATTTCTTCAATGAAATCCTTATTGGAAGGAACTTCATATAAAGCCGATGAAGGCGGTATTTCAGTTTCATCTAAAATATTTAAAGATGATGAAGATGATTCTACTGATTTTTCATTCATTAAGGATCGTAAATCACAAAACAAAATTTTCTAATAGGTTTTAAGGTTTTACTTTAAAACAAAAAGGATTATTGTCTTATAAATATAAAAATGCAACTATTCGATTATATCAAGGTTTTATTTGGGAAGGATGAACATTGGGATAAAGTTTCCAATTATGATAAGTCCAGGAATTCATTTATGACAAATAGATTTATGGGAATTAAATTTCCGGTACAAGCAAATCTATTTAATACATTGAAAACTGACCCAGTAGGTCAAGCAGAAGCATGGAGAATGGTTGCTTCTAAATTTAATAAAGTTCCTGGCTTTATTTACACAAAGGTTAAAAAACAACCAAAAGAAAAAGAATGGATTCCTGAACCTAAAGCAGTTGAACTTTATATGAAGTTTAATGAAATAGGACACAGAGAATTTAAAGAAGCTATTCAATACAACCCATCTCAAGTTAAAGCCGCGATAGATATTTTAGAAAAACAGATGGGCAATGATGCTAATAGATAACACTTTTGAATTTGGGATTCCAACACATATTAGTTTTACTCTCTACAAGTTTGATTACATAGATAGTATCATAATTTCTAGAGTCTTAAAGGAATGTAAGAATTGGAATACCACTAATGAAAACATATACACAGTTAAGGCAGAGTCTTTTAAATCTGCAATCATTGGTAGTAAAAGATTAAGGACCGAAATTCAAAAAACCGAAGTTCATGGCCTTTCTCCTACACCAGGACTTAAACCAAATTCCATTTCTTTCTTATGGGCTATTTTGGAAAGATTACCAAATTTAGATTGGTTGACGTTTGATATTTCGTATGATAAAAAATTCACAAGATTAATTAAGATTGAAAATAGGGAGGTTCAGAGTTTCTATTTTAGAATAGACGAAGGTATTTTTGATCTTACGAGAGTATTTGACAGGGAATCATTGGATACTATTAATCGTAAGATGATCCAGTTTGGTGTTATGCCAAATAAGTACCTTGAACGTCTGCCTTATTTTTATATGAAAGCTTCTCTTCTGTTTGAAGCATTAGGACAACTTGAAATGGAGGAGTCCTTAAATACATTTGAATTACTTGATCAAATAGATCCTAAACTCGAGGAAGACGATCCAATACTTTTAGTCATAACAGATTATACACCATACTAAGGGAATATATAAACAAAAATATTCCCCTATGATTAGGTTTTTAAGAAGATGTTGTGAATCAAAGAGAGAATGCATTACATACCTGGTTGTTTTTCTTTGGGTCCTTGTAGGTATTGTTGCATCATATTTCAACACAAATTTTACTGATTTAGCTGCGTATTTCGTTTCATTGACTGGTTTCGTTGCTGCTTATATTTTTGGAGAAAGTGTAAGGAAAAGTACCAAAACATCCATATTTTTAGGAGGTCCTACTAGTAAAAGAGAAGCTATGATGTACATTACAATTGCATTATGGTTAATCGTTGGTGTTTGGGTTATTGCTAAAAATGCTGATTTAATGGGAATGAGCGCGTATTTTGCAGCATTAACACCGTTCGTAGGATCATACATTATTGGGGAAACATTTAAAAAAGAAAACGGATCAGATGACTCTGATGTTGGACAAATAAATTCGTAACTTAATGGCCGTTAATGGATCACAAACAAATGAAAATGGCGATGCTATTTTAATTAGTCTTCAAGAACCTTATAAAGATGTTGTTGAGGTATTAGGATTTTCTGATGAAACTTCTGGAGAATCTACATCTGTGTATTTTAATAAATCATTTAGATGGGGTATAGATGGTGTCACATATTCTGATTGGATTCCTTTATCTAATGCGAGTCTAGAGGGTTTATTATTAGAACCGATAAATCCATTTTGGGTTCAGTATAAGTATGAACAGGTGGGCGATGGCACACTAGAATTTAAGTCTATCGCATTAGAAATAGTTACAGACGGCGGAGTTATTTGTAAAGTACCACAAATTAATTGCTGTGATAGCAACTCTCAAACTGGTGCGCAAAACCTTGTGGTTGATTGTTGTGCAGGGTCATGGAATCCTTATGATATCTCTAGAGCTGTACAAACATATAAACAACTTTCTGCGGTTGCATCAAATCTATTTGGATTCTGTGTTAAGTATTTTAAAACTTCAGCGGATCAACGAAGTAGAGATGTAATACTTAAAGAATATTCTTTATTTAATGTTATTTCAACAGCTGAGGTTAAAGTATTATTCCCGGATAACCAATTACCAACGCAGGAGATATCTTTTAATCCACTTATGATGGACTTTCCAGTATTATTTGAAATCCATATTGTTAAATCTGCATTTGAACAAGTGTTCGGTGTTGGAGCAAAACCTCAAATGAGAGACTATATGTATTTTGAACAGTACCTAAATACAATGTATGAAGTTGATGCAGTTTCTGAAGCTGATGACTTTTTATATAGCGGTTCATACTGGAGAGTAAGTGTAACACCGTATCAACAGAGAACAGCTGTTCTTTATCCTGATAAGAATATTGAAGAACTTAAAGATTCTCTAGTTAGTAGTGAAGATAAATTTGCCGAAGAAAGAAATGCTGAATTTGATGATGTTAGAAAACCTAATCAGTATAACACAATAGGTACCTTAACCAATGATTATGTTAGAAGAATCCTTGATAAGAAATTATTAATTAAGGAAGAAAACATTTATAATAACTGGACAATAGTATCAAAGTATAATTACCAACTAGGATCAATGCCTAAGTTTTCAGATGCAGTAGAATATCGATATAATCAAGGATGGACTGATAAACAAGATCGTGCATTTACATTTTGGATAAGACCTAAATACATTAACCCAATTGGGTCAAATATTTCAATAACCAGTATCAGCGTTAGTAGTGGAAAAGTAAAACTTAATACTCCAGGTTTACCAACAGGAGGTTCTGCAATTAGTGTAGGTGATTGGATTAATGTTGCTGGTACAACTTCATATAATGGAATTCATAAAGTTATTGCAATTGGAACAACATCAATTGATATTGATACAGCATATACAACAAATACGTTCCAAGGTACACCAAGATTTAATAAAGAAGTAAGTAATCAATTTTTTGTATATGAAAATTCATTAATACCACCTTCTGCTGTTGTATCTTTTACTCATACTCCTAATTGGTTTATTGTTGAAATAAACGGTACATATTTTAAGTTTAATCTAAAGGCACAAAATGTTACATTACTTAAAGATTCTTGGTATGGGATTGTAATTAATCTTAATAACATAGCAAGACAATTAAGTTTATTTGTGTATGAAATTATAACACCATCTGGTGCGATTAATCCAAACATAAGTTCTACATTAAGTAACATATTTATTGAAACTAAGGATTATACACCAGTTAATGTTATAAATTCAAATAAATGGAGATTATTAGGTTGTTCTATGGACATTACCAATATTCGTATTTGGAAAAAACCGATTGAAGAAGAATTACAAGATTTAATACTTTGTCAATATGTAGTAAAAGATACTCATCTAACAGAATTATTGGATAACGCTGCTCCGCAATTATTACTGCCTAATCAATCCAACCCTCGATAAGTAGAATATATAATCTAAATTGATGGTTAATGAAAGAAGATTCAAAAGAAAGATTTAGAGATACACTTGGTGATTTATTAAATGACTTACCTGATGAAGTTCCTGGTTTAGATGATATGCCTCAGCTTCCTAGGGTAAGAGCTGAAAATACACAAGTTGCTTTAACCGAAAAGGCAAAGAATAGAGCACAGAGGGTTATGAATAACCTTCTTAAGTTTTATCTTAGCGAACAAATTATCGAAGAACACGAATACATTAAAGCAAAAGCAGAACTTGATGAATATGCTTTAAGTATGTTAATTCGCCAGATGCAGAACAGTGAATCTGCAATAGCTACCTTAATGGATACGATTAATGAAGGTGACACCTCTCCTAGAATGTTTGAGGTATTAAGTGATCTTCAACGAACTCTACTCGATATCATTAAGAGTCAAACTATGTACATGGTTGCAATTGAAGAAAATGCAAAAAAGATGTCTAGGGATATCGATGTATATCATGGTGGTGGTGAAAGCCAATCTACTAAAAAATCAAACGGACAGAGCGGATTAAAAACAAGAGGTACTAAAGACCTTATGAGAGCTTTGCAAGATAGTATTAACGAAGACGAAATACAAGATGTCGATGGAGATCAAGATGAAGAATAAAAATGTTCTTGTTAAAGAACTACAAGAAGAACAGGTTTCACCTAGCGGTATTATACTTACTACTGAAAAATATAATCGTAAAGCGATTGTAATTAAATCTGCAACTGATGAAGTAAAAGTAGGAGATACCATTATTAAAACTTTAGGAAAGGGAACCGTGTTTAAAATAAATGGCGAGGAATATGAAATTCTACACGAAGGACATATACTTGCAGTTATAGAATAACTATGGCACAGAAACCACAAGCACCTAGTGCAGGATTTGATTTTCAAATTGGAAAGGCCGAAGAAACCTTTTCGTGGACTAGCGAAAAAGTAGAGCAACTTATGCTTGCTTTAGAAGAAGGTTATAAACCTAAAGCAACTCCGTTCTATGAAGGTAATCCAAACTTAAGAAAAGGCAACATTGTTTTTAATTATACTCCACATGAAATAAGGGAGATTAAGAAATGTGCAACTGACATTGTGTACTTTGCAAATACATATTGTACAGTTATGACTGACCATGGTCTACAAACGATTGAATTGAGACCGTACCAGGAAGAAATGTTAAGACAATTTCAAGGAGAACGATTTAATGTTTGTTTAGCAAGTAGACAGATTGGTAAGACAATATGTTCTTCTATTTTTATTGCATGGTACTCCTTATTTAATTATGATAAAAATTCTCTTGTTCTTTCAAACAAAG